AGAACTTAAAATCCTCTTCATATCTATCATTATCGCCATGCTTGCCTTTTCTATTCATGCTCAAATCTGCCGGTATATCGATAAGAATTTCCACGCCTGGCTTTATTAAACAGCTCTGTAACATCTGAACGAAAATTTTATTAAGACCTTTTGATATAGCATAAACTTCTTGACTTAAAATATATCTGTCCAAAACTAAAAAGTCAACACCATCATGATTTAATTGCTTAAACCATTGTTGTTGAGCCTGTTTGTCTGCCGCCATAATAAATTCAATTGTTTGGTCGTCAACATCATATTTCTTGTATAACCATTCCTGTATGAGCTTGCCAGTTGGTGTATCATACCTATGAAATTCAGATTTGACTACATTCTTACCAGCTTTTCTAAGCTTTTCTACTAAAACATTTGTCTGAGTAGCTTTACCACATTTGTCAATTCCCTCGAATGCAATAATTTCCATCAAATTAAACACCTTCCTTATCTAATTTATAGTTCCCATCATAACGAGGATATAATGGAGTTAAATGTGAAGAGTCCATTTTTTGTATTCTGTCTGTGGAACTTGCAATAATGCATTCTTCACGTTTAACTCCATAAAGACATATAAGTTGATGAGCACTTATATGATGTATTTGGTTGTCGTTTTTACTCATCATACTACCGGGATATACAATATACTTAATCATTTTGCACCACCTATAACGGCTTTAAATGTTCAAGGTTTATTTCCAAAGACCTTTCGACAACTCCGAACATTTCTACATAAACTCTAGCCTTATATTTGTTTTTGATAATAGATTTGCATGTACCAACAAAATTTGCAAAAGGTCCACCAATAATCATAACTCTCTTATTTATTAAAGAACTATAATCTACAACGCTTTGCTTATCTTCAAGATTTTTTATATGCTCAACTTCATAATCTTTTATTGCCACAGGTCTAGAACCTTCTTTTAAAAACGAGATAACTGGAGTAGACCTTAAAATTTCTTTCCATATTAGAGAATCTTCTTCAAATTCGAATAATACATAATTTTCAAACATAGGATAGGTGATGATTTCTTTTTTTCCATCTTTTACTACTACTTTAGAAAGCATCGGATACCACATCTTAACATCTGCAAATTCTTCGTGTTTATGAAACGAATTAATCAATTGATTAAGATACCCTTTATAAAAATAGCCAACATACCATTTTTTAGACACAATCATCACCTCCTAATTATTTGTAAAATGGTCGATTCAAAAGAGGAATTGGATAAGCCTTCGTAATTTCATTAAAAGTCTCTAATTGTTTTTTATTTAAACTACCAATATAGTCTTTATTCTTATGTAAAAAGAGCTCACTGGTAAGCATTGACCCTATCCAAAAAGCATCTGCTAAGTCTTCACCGTTCTTACCAAACTGACCAACATCGAAACCAGTCTTATATGCAGCCAGAACCATTTCAGATTTTTCTGCCGAACCGCTGCCTGTTGCAAATTTCTTTACCTTAGATGGTTCATAATCTCTAAACGGTATTCCGGAACGGTAAAGTTGAAGTCTTACCATTTCGCCAACTCCACCTATCTGAAATACCGAATTTGATTTTGCTCCAAAAGCATAGTCTTCAACTGCTGCATAGTCAAATTTATGTTTTTTAGTCAGATTGATTAAGAATTCGAAAATATTATTAAGGCGCTTTGTTTCTGTGTCCCTATTTAATATTGCATGTTCGTTTTTACTATTCTTAATAACTCCTGTAAAAAACCAAAAATCTAGTACTTTGAAGTTTTGCATTTTGACGAATGCAGTACCATTTAAACTAGGGTCTATACCTAATATAATAGCCGATTCTGGTGAGACTTTTTCAATTGCACTAACCTTCTTTAATACTTTTTGCACTTGGCATCACCCCCTACTTAAAATATTTTATCCTAATCTTTAATTTCTTAGTTTTTGCTAAATCAATCATATGTTTAGTCCCTTTAGATTTTCCATCCCAAAAAGCTACTAAAGCATCTGAATAATTAGCCATTTCTGCGTTCCTTCTATATCCAGCAGACTTTCCGTAATTATCCCAGTCAGCCGGAAACATAGAAACTTTTATTCCGCGATTTTCAGCATATTTAGAACCCAATTTATCTGCGCCTCTTGCACAACCGCAAACAATTTCTAATTCAGATTTGTCTATATCTTTAAAAACATAATCTAAATATTTTTCTAATCCTTCATAATCTGAAAAATCTCTACAACCTGCAACTATAACTTTAAACATCTTAATCCCACCCGAATGTAGAATATTTATTTTTCTCCATCCATTAATCTACATATTTCATCAAATTCTCCAGTCTCCCTAGACTTTAAATGAACTGGGCAATTGCTACAATCTAACCCGCCCCATTTAGCCCTATATTGCTGTCTATGAAGCATACCTCTAATATTAAACTTACCGTCTATTTCTGTCTTACAACATTCAGAACAAGTTTTAACTAAACAATTTCTTTTATCGTCATGTACGACTATAGAATAATTATACTTCATCTTAATCCCACCCGAATGTAGAATATTTATTATGCTTTGTTACTTTAATGACATTCGGTAGCGAATCCCTTATCTCTGGCTCATGTGATATAGCAAATATCTGGCTAAAGTCAAAATCATCTATTAATGTTTTTGCAAGTAATTTAAAAACATATTGCCTATTGACTTCATCCAACATCCCAAAAATTTCATCAAATACTATTAGTTTTAGATTTACTCCGATTCTTCTCTGTAATAATCTTACAAATGCCAACCGTATTGCCAATGAAATAAGTACCTTCCCGCCACCAGACTCAAGATTAAAATCTATTTCGTTTCCTCCGGTAGTGATAATGATATTTAATTCGTCCTTCTTTTTCTTTTGCCTTTCATTTCCGCATTCAGGACATTCAGTTTTTCTATAATTCTTAGGAAATGGAATACCACATACCAAACAATTTGGTTCCCAAGAATCTAATTCCCTATCTGGAGTAAATTCTATTGAAATATCAGAACCGATACTCTCTAATATTAAATTAGCTTCTTCCTCAATTTCGCCAAATGCAGATTCAATCTGGTTAGAAGGTATACCGTTTTTTCCAAACATATAAGCAACATATTTATGTAAACTATGCTTTTTAGTTAAACCTTCTATTTGTTTTGCTGCCTCAGCAGCTTTCTGTCTCTTTTGCTTTATTTGTTGCAGCTCTGCTTGTTGTAGTGCCACATTATTTATTATATCACTAAGAATTTTTTTATTATCAGCTATTTGCGCATTTGTTGCATTTTTTTGCGCCTGCAAATCGTCAGTATCGATTGACTCAAGAGACTCTAATTGTTTCTCTTTCTGTTTTAATAATGCCTTTTGTTCTATTAATAAAGATTTTTTAGACTTTATTTTTTCATTAAGAGATTTTATTTTTTCATCAATTTCAGATACAGTTTGTTCCTTTTTAAGTCTTTTGAGTTCGTTTAAATTTTCAACATGTACAGCACTTTCTTCTTCCAACGATTCAATCTTATCAGAAATAACTTTTAATTCTGCATCTAATTCAGTTATCTCTTTCTGCTTTATCGTACCTTCTTTTCTTAAATCAGCTTTTGAAGTCTCAATTGTTTCCAGTGATGTGCATTCATTTCCTGTAACAGGGCAAATTGCATCGAATTCCTTTAGTGACTCAAACTGCTTCTTAAGCCTATTAAATTCTGCCTTAAGGTCTGATAGTTTAGATTGTGTAGTTTTAAAAGATTTTTTTAATTCTAAAATCTTTTCTTTTAAAGTAGCAATTGCTTTATTATAGTCTTCATCACTCTTATGCTGTTTTATCTTTTTTTCAGTTTCAATTGCTACAACTTTCTTTTCATCAAACTCTTTAATATCAGATTCATAATCTACAATATCCTCTTCAGCCTGCTGAATTGCTTGTTTAATCTGTTTAATAGATTTAGAAACATCAGCCTTTTCGCCGGCCTTTTTTAATTGGTTATTAAAACCTTCCAGAGCCTTATTAAGGGCCTCTAATTGCGTCTCTATTTGGTTTTTTTGGTTATTTAATATGTTAATACGTTCGCGAATTTGATTATCTCTATCAGGGTCTGGATTATCGTCTACCACCAATTGCAACTTATCGATTTGAGACTGAATTTCTGAAGCCCTGTTTTTAGCCTCTTCCTCAAACTGTTTCCAATATCCTTTTTCAAGCCAGCGCCTGATAATTTGGCTTTGACCAGTAGGTCCTGCATCCATAAAAGTATGAATATCGCCTTGCAAGAAAAACGAAGTCATTATAAAGTCTTCATAACTTAAGCCAATATAATTATCAATCTCTTCCTGAACAACTTTTTTATCGGCGCCTTCATGCCCTGTCATTTCAAGAATAATCTGATTATCGCTTGTTCTGCCTCTCCTTATAATCATACCGTCATCAAATTCTAATTCACAAATCATATCCTCTTCTGGATAGTTTTTATTGATTAGAAATATTTCCTTTTTAGCACGGGTCTTACCGTACAATACATACGATATAATTTCTACAAAAGAAGATTTACCGGAACGATTGGAGCGTTTTGGTTCATTTGCCCATTCACCGACAATGCTTATAATTTTCTGTTCTTCGCCGAATGTTATTTCACTCCAATCTCCAAAATGAAGGAAATATTGACATCCAATTCTTCTTAAGTCCATCAGATTGCACCTACCTTTCTAATTATATTTTCTGCAATTTTTTGAACTTCGTCAGCATCCTTATGTTTCTTTTCTAAAAGCCAAACCTCTACGGCCCTAAGTGGTGATATGTCTGCAGTTAGCTTTTTAATTCTTGCTCTGCGCTTTTTAAGAACTGACGGAACTATAGGTTTAACCACATATGCATGCTGACTTAAAAATTCAAACAATTCTTTTACATTAATCTTAAATGCATCGTCTTGATTTACTTTTATATTAACTTTGACAATAGCATCTTTTATTTCATCAATGTCTATTTTAGGTATTTCAACTCTGCAACCTGGGTATGTAAAGTCAAAATCATATTGAGTAAACTTCCTTGTTTCAATAGGTATTGCCTTCAACCCTGGTATTGAAGAAACATCTAAAAGCTCTTTAACTTTTTGTTGTTTAGCAATAACCTTCTTAACCTTTTTAATCGGTTTTTCAGCCATTATATTCATTCCTTTCTACTTTATAGTGGCGAGATTTTCTGCTATAAAGTCCAACATATCCCTCACAATCTATAAAATAATCATTTAAAACAAAATTTAGAACTATACCATAATACACCTTGTCTCTTCTTTTCTTATCTTTAAATATTATCTTTACATTGTCGCCTATTTTTATTTCGCTCATATTTCTACCTCTAAGTGAAAGAATGATTTAGTCTCAGTTCTTTCTCCAAAATCGTTTATAGATACGCTCCCTGTTATTATAATCGGAGCACCTGCAAGATTTGGTATAATCTGAGGCTTATGATAATGACCGTTAAAAATATAGCTTATTTTCTTGCTTTTCTTTAAAACATCAGGGAAGTCTTCATGAGCACCTTTTATCATTATTTCTTCAGAACCAACCTTGGCACCAGAAATATCCATATGTCCCATAACTATATTGCATTCATTTTCATCCAAATCTTCTTCAAGCAATTCAGACTTATGATTAATAAACTCTTGTGCAGTTTTATAACCTTCAGCCGCTGCCATAGATTTTGATATATGAGGCAATGTAATTAAATTTAGACCCCGTCTAATTTCGCGATTAACAACATCATGGTAAATATTAAGGCAATCGAAATCAGCAGCTCTAATAGGCTCTAGCGCCGACGATTTACCTCGTTCGTCAATAACATCGTGGTTGCCGGCAATAACAAATGTCGGGATTTTCATAACATCTAAATGGCGATATTGCGATATTGCAAAAGCAATAGATTCAGCGCGAGGTCTTACCCCATGAAATATATCGCCTGGTTCTAAATAATATACTTCGTTTCCATTTCGCTTTAAATCTATTGCATAGTCTATTGACTGCTGTTTTGCTTTAAATATATCTGCATTTCTGTCAATACCTTCAGTCTTTAAGTCATAATGATTGTCGCCGCTAATTATTAAATGAACTATTGCCAAATTACTCACCTATCTTTCTTCCAAAACTATTTCCATCATGATAACCTTTCTTATAAGCATTACCATCATTGCTATTATTAACAGGTGCGTTACGACCTTTCTTAAAACCTTTATCTTCAACTGCTTTAATAACAGCTTTATCTTGAACAAGCATTAATCCCCAACCGTTCTTGTCAACTTGCTCAGTAAATTTTGCATCAAGGCCTGCAATATAACCATTGATATAATCGTTCTTTATACCACTCTTATATGACTTATCTTGAAAGAAAAACGAACTACTACATTTGGCATCTGCATATTCTTTTGAAAATTTTTCAATTTCAAAACCGGCGTAGCTGAATACTTCACGCGCAACATCAACATCCTCCTTTAAACCTATCATACAAACACAATTTGCATTTTTAAAATTTTTAATATAAGACGTACATTTAAAGTTCTTTGCAACTACATAGGCCAATTGCTTAACCCACCATCTATTGCGCTTTCTTGGAGTAAATTCTTCATCGACTATATCTTTTACTTCATGCTTTTCCTCTGCATCTTTTATTTGGCTCAAATCGATTTTATGCTTAATCATCATATCTTGAGCCTTTAGAAGGGCGGCTTGCCCTTCTTCATACGTTCCGGCTTTTTCAGACAATTTGAGTAATTGTCTTATCTTATTTGTCAAATTCTCATTTCTGTCAGATATGAAATGTGCCATTATTGCACCACCTTATCCGTACCAACAACTTTAAAATCAGACATCCATCTTTCTTTTGTTATTTCATGGAAACCTATAGTAGATTCTTCTGCCATACCTAAAGGAATCAATGGAACTTCTGCATTTGTTTCAGCCACAAAGCACTTGCCGTATGCAGTCATATGATGTGCTGCAAGAATATGAACCTTAAACCCGTCAGTATTTTCATAATATTTTCCAATCTCAAATCTAAAACCGTTATAAATTACAGCCATAGCAGAGACTTTCGAATTGTTTATTTTTGCAATATCTGCACAGATTGCTTGAAAATAAGTGCTTGCTTCAATCTTGTTTAGCAGAGTAGCCCTATCAATATTTACTGTTAGTAAATTCTTTTCCTCTTTGCAAAAATAACCAATGTCGGTTTTGATAATAATGTTTTTGACTAATTCTCCCATAAAATCACCTCATAATTTAATTTTGTCCTAATATAATTATATCAACAAAGTATTAAAAATTAACGCTAAAAAGCCCTGTTTATAACAAACAGGGCTTTAAAATAGTATTAATCTTCGTCATCGTCATCATCTTTATCAGATTCAGACATTTTAATATTTCCTTCAAGAATCATTTGGTATGCCTTGTCCTTGATTTTTTCCAAAATCTTCGGATTTTCTCTAAGGAACATCCTTACCTTTCTTTCACCAACGAGATTCGATGTAAAAAATTCGCTTTCATACGAAGTAGTAGTTGCTTTTGAAATAATGCCCTGCATCATTGCTTCTTCCAAAGTCGCCCTTACATCGTCAAATCCTAGCGGACATTCGCCAATACCATTCGAAGTATAGAACGAACCTTCTTGCATTGGATAACCAAGCTTATTCTTTTCAAGTTTAAATCTATGGCTCCTACCTGCAATGACTTCATCTGAACCAACTTTTTCTTTAATCTCACCGGAACGATTAACACGAATCCTAATTGATGCGTAGAACTGTAATGCTTCACCACCAAAAGACTTCCATTTTGGTTCCCATGGTTTTGCACCAACATTGACACGTTCTTGATTTATGAATATAACGGCAACATCAGTACCTCCAACTAAAGCATTCAGTGTTTGCAACCAGTCTGACATAAGTCTAGCAGTCAAACCATAATTAGCATCGCCTACCTTTGCTCCTTTGGCAAGCTTTGCTGCTGGAACTGCAGAAGCAACTGAGTCAAATAGAATATACAGAAGCACATGTGCTGGAATCAAACCTTTTTGCTTCTTTTCATTAAAGTTAATAATCATTTCGTTTATTTCTTGAGCACTGTCTTCCAAAGTCATAATTGACTTACCATCTTTACCTTGCTTTCTATAAAGACAATTTTCAAGATTTAAACCAAGTGCCTCAATCCATTTCTTATCATTTGCTGCTCTTTCATGGTCCCACATTGCTGTAAGATGTCCAGCTCTTTGAGCTGAAGCAAGAATTTCAATTCCGAGCGCTGTTTTGCCGCCTCCGTTAGGGCCATGTAATTCGTATATACCGCCGGTAGGATAGCCACCGAAAATAGAAGCTCTGTTATAAGACAGCAGTCTTGCAGGTACAAATTTCAATTCTTCTTTTTCATCAAAAGTCATACCGCCTTTAATGTCTCCTGCAATCATTTTAAGCATGTCTAATTGCTCATCATTATTTTTACTTGGAACTGCCTTTTTAACTGGTGCTTTCTGTTGTATCTTTTTCTTAATAGGGGGTGCCATTATTCTACCTCCCTTGCAATAGAAGCATTAGCCCAAAACACTGCTTCTTCAAGTTTTGTAATAGCTAAAGATTTTTCCCTACTTTCAGGGCAAAATTCATTAAACATTAAAGCCAATTCTTTAGCCTTATCCCTAACGTTTTGATAAATCTCCGGCTGACCCGGTTTTGGTGCATGATAACTAAATCTGGTTTCAATGTCATTAATTGATTGTTCTTTTTTAGTCATCTGTTTTGGCATTTCGCACCCTGGCTTTCCGCAAAACGGAGTTCTGACATTTGGATTACATTTGCACATATTCTAACCTCCCTTATTTTAATCCATTAAACCAACGAACTTGAGCTAATGGTATATGACGAGTATCGCCGTCTTCGAGTTTAATCCAAAGAAGATAAGCACCGGCTCTTGCTTCTACAGCATCAAACTCTTCAATATACCCATCAAACCATCTTACCTTTACTTTAAACGGTTCTTTACTTTTCATACTTAACCTCCTTACATTTATATTTATATTATATCATTATTTTGTCTCATATTAACGAAAAAAGAAGCCCCACGTTTGTGGGGCTTAATTGGGGGTGTGGGTCTGCAGTTTATTAAAAAGGACTTACATCCTCGCCGCATTCAGGGCATGTTTTACTATCAGCAGGAATATCTTTTCCGCAAGATGGGCATTCGATTATTTCTTCTTCTTCAAATTCAGCCTCGCAGTGAGGGCAAACGCTTGCATCTTCATCAATCATCTTACCGCATGAAGGGCATTCAACTTGAGGTTTAGCTTTTGGCTTTTCGGTTTTCTTAACAACCTTTTTGTTTGAAGGAGCTGGTTTTTCATCGTCAGAATCGTCATCCTTTTTAGCAGGTTTTTCGGTTTTCTTAACTGCTTTTGCATCCTTCTTAACTGGTTTTTTGTCAGCCTTTTCTTCAGATTTTGAAGATTTTTTAGAAGATTCTTCCTTAGAATCGTCAGCCTTTTCATTTTGTCCACCGGTACGATCAAGTTCTTTTGGGTCAAAATCATCAGCAGCAGAAAGGTCAAGGCCAAGGTCGTCAGCATCATATACAAGCGATTCCCTGATGATATATGCAACTTTAGCCTCGTCTGTAATTTCTGTCAAAATTGAAAGGTCAAGGCCTTCGCCATCAAGCAGCTCCTGAATTTCTTCAGTAACTTCAGCCTTATTCCAAGTGGCATCATACATTTCACTCGCCTGTGCATCTTTATCAAATACCAATTTGAAAGCATATGGGTTTTTGAAAGGATTACCTTCCTCTTCACCTTCCTCTTCAATCTGGTCTTCAATAACCTTTGTGATTTTTTTGCCGAGCGATTTGGGAGCAGTAAGCTTCAATACCTTTTCTGGCTTTGCATTGTTGATTACGCCAAACAGATATTCTGTTTTATATGAAAGATTTTTCTTCCAACCATAACCTTCAGCGCCGATAATTTCTCCCTTGTTATACTCTACTTCTTCATCGCCTTCACCAACGCGAAGGATAATTTCATCGTTGTCGATATCCTCATCATCTCTAAGTGCTTTACGTAGCTGGCAGATAAGACAAGATTTTACATCTTCGTGAATAATCATCGCCATGTAAACTTTCTTAACCTTTTTATTATCTTCCATTACGTTTGCATAAACCGGAAAATAATGTGCATCTCTTTTGAAAATTCCGCTTGCTGGATGCAGCCAAACAATCGCCTTGCCAAGTTCTTTCAAATCAAGGCTTTCCATATCTCCACCGCGGGGCTTGGTGTCTTTCATAAATTCGTCGATACCCATTTTACCTTTTGCCATTTGAACTTCACTCCTTATTTATTTAATTCTTTTTCAATTTTTTCAGAAAGCCTTAACGCAGTGTTAGCAGCTTCTTCAGGGTCATCAGCATAAACTTTAATAGAATATTTTTTTGTCCCTTTAGAATCTGTTTCAATCTGAACAGAAGACTGCGACCTTACCAAAGTTACTTCGGGCTGTCCTGTTTTAGGCTCTACTACTGCCTCGTCATCCTGATTTTTCTTTACCTTCTTCTCCATTAATCCTCACCCCCTTTATTTGGAGTAACAACTATCTTTTTCTTTTCAGAAAGCCTACCTTGTGTCTGCAACATTGATTTTTTACTTTCAAATTGTGCAGCCAAAGATTTAAGAAGTTCTACAGCCGTTTCCAATTCCCTTTTTTCTCTTAATAACCGCTTATATTCTGGAACATGAAGGACAATCCAATTTTCAATTTTCTCCTTAGTGATTTGCCCATTCAATTTCTTTTCCTTCCTCATTTTTTCCAATTCCTCTGAAGCACGAGTAGCCAATGTAGCATATTTGACCCGGAAGGTGAGGTCGTTAAATTTTGCTAATTTTTCTTTGGCTATAACATAAATCTGTGTTGCTTTAAATGCCCATTCGGGAGCAGCATCTATTGCTTCTGAAAGAATATCTGGGTCCAATCTTGACTTACCAACTTTGATATGTTTCTTGAGCTGTTCATAAACATCTTCAATATTTATTTGGTTTAAGTCTTTAATCAAAAACCCAAACCTTGTAACAGGCTCGTCTAAATCTTCATTATCAAGACCAGAATCATCAATTTCTTCAGATTTTTCGAATGCATCTTCATCTAAAGTTTTAGTTTTTTTAAGAACTTTTTTAGTTCCGCCAATTTTTACTTCAGGCATAATATCACCCCTTAAGCATATGAAAGGTCATCAAAGACAACCGGGATTTGGACTTTCATTTCGTCCAACAAAGGTTTAGCTACTTGCACCATCTGTGGATGAGGTTTTCCAGTAGTACCTAATGCGCGAAGCCTAAAGAAATGCCTCCACTCTCTTAAGTCCATTGTAACAACGATATCAGACTTGACAGAATGTAATAGCACCGAACGTGCCAATTGTGCAGGACAACCAGAATTTACAAGCGATATGTAGTGCCTTTCAGAGTCTTCGATAGCACCTAACCATTCAGAAATCCAGTAATTAACAAGTTCTGCAGTTACAAGAATCTGTTCATTATTAACTGGATGCTTATAGGTCTTACCAACTTCTGCTTCCATAATTTCACGAATATCAATTACGGTAATTTCTGAGCCGCTTTTTTCTTTACCATAATTGCAATACCTTGTAGATTCTTGTGCATATGAAGCAATACGGTGCCGAACAATTTCATGTGTAACTCCTCTATCTACAGTAAAAGTTACAGTTACAAAATGATGTTCAATCATTGCCTCGTGGCCGCTTTTAATTAAAGAAGCAACGAACTTTTTTGCCGACTCATCAGTTATTTTATCCTCAGATTTATAGCAAGTTCTACCTGCTTTTTCGATTTTTCTAAGGATAGCTAAACCATCAATGCCTTCTTCTATTGCGAAGCCAGGTTTAATAATCTGCATTTTAACCCCTCCTTTATAATATAATTATATCAGTCTAGTAACAAAAATTAACACGGAATGAATTAAATTTATATCAAATCGTCCATCAAAATAACCTTTTTTCTTTCATCGTCCTCATCTATATAAAAACAAGGTTCATCATTTTTACTCTTACCAGGTTTAACTTTAATCGCAACTATATTTCCTTCTTTAAGCAAATCTTTATATGGAGTATACATCTCTGGCCATACAGTGATACTTGCCTTTGTTTCATCCTTGCCTTGAATATCTACAAAACACATTGTACCTTTAGAAATTTTATATGGATAAGCTTTAGTAACTATGCCATAAAGTGTTCCTCGTTTCCATTTCTTACCTTTGGCAAGTTCGCTAACTTCTTTAATACCTTTTTTCTGGATAACATCGCCATATTTATCTAAAGGGTTAGCACTAAAATAAAACCCAAACAAATCTTTTTCCAAAGCCATTTTTTCATCAAAAGTCAAATCCTCTTGTCCCATTTCTTCTTCAACTTTTGCCAATATTTTTGAAAAATTCTTTTTACCGCCATTATTCCACCTTGTATATGCTTCCAATAACGTTTTCCTATGCTGATATAGAGAATCGAAAGACCCTGTCTGGATTAAAGCCTCCACAACCCTCTTATTAACTAACCTCCACTGCATGTCAGCTCCAAAGAATGACTCTAGCGAGGTGTATGGTTGGTGTGCGACAATTTCAGGAACTGCAGCCTCTCCAACACCTTTAATAAACGTTAAAGAAGGAATAATCGTTTTATCATCTTTCGGTACCCAATCGATTCCGGATATGGAGATGTCGGGCGTACCAATCTCTAATTTCATTTCTGAAATTGCCATTTTAACGTATTTTTCTATTTTGTTTTCACCAGTTTTATGCCCTGCTTTACCTTTCTTTTCCTCATTTTTTGTCCTGCTTAGGAATGCAGCTGCATAGTCTGCTGGATAGTAATGTTTCAAGAACATATTTTGCATAGCTATTATAGCATAACTACAACTGTGAGATTTATTAAAAGAATAATCAGCTGCGGATGCCATAGCATCAACAAGCTTTTGTAGTTTTTCATATGCCAATCCAGTTTTTTGATGAGCACCTTCTTTAAAATGTTCAATCATATCATAGAATTTTTTAAGATTTTCAGGAGATGCAGTAGACGCTTTGTTTATATACTTTATTGTTTTTCTTGATTTATCAGCTTCAACCATTGTAAAACCGCCAACTCTATGCATTAAAGCCATTTGCTGTTCTTGATAAACCAAAACATTATATGTCGGCCCTAACACTGCCTCAATCTCTGGATGCATATAGTCAATATCATCTGAATGCCTATTTTCGATAATCATATCAACACCGCCAGCTCTTAATGTACCGGGGCGATATGCAGCATTAACAATAATTAAATCTTCAAATCGTTGCGGCTGAATGTCTTTTATAAACTTTGTAATACCTGATGATTCGAACTGAAATATTCCAGCTGTATGACCTTGCCTAAATCGTTCTAACAGTTTGTCGTCTTCAAGGTCTATTGCATCAATGTCAATATTTATTCCTTTTCTTCTTTTAACAGATTGTAATGCTCGATTAAGAATAGTACAGTTATTTAATCCCAAAATATCAAACTTAAGTAACCCTATATCTGATATTTCACGAATATCTCCACCTTCTTGTAAGCCTGTAACGATTTGTCCTGATGCTCTATTAATAGGTGCTAATTCTTCCATTTTTCCAGGAGTTACAACAACGCCTGAAGCATGCATTGAATAGTTCCTTACTTTACCTTCATAGAACTTACAAGCCTCAAAAAATTCTGTATTATTTTCTACAAACTCTTTAATATCTGGTGCTGGAGTTTCGCGAATTTCAACTTCTTCGCCTTTTCGCATTCGCTTAATACAAGATACACCCATTATTCTATCCAAATTTTGCTGAATAGTCTGGTCATCATTACACAATTTTTTGAATTTATCTATAATTCCCCACGGTAAGCCAAATACCTTAGATAATTCTCCAATTACACTTTTACAACCCCAAGTACCAAACGACATTATATGAGCAACTTTTTCAGGACCATTTTTCTTTATTAACAGCTCCTCAATTTCATATCTTCTTTCGCTGTCAAAGTCAAGGTCAATATCTGGCGGGTCGGCACGTTCTTCGTTCAAAAACCTTTCAAAGAATAATCCATATCTTATTGGGTCAACCTTTGTTATTTCTAACAACCATGATATAAGAGCACCTGCAGCACTACCTCTACCTGGACCTTTGAATAAGTCAGTTTCAACGCAATAGTCTGTAAATTCTGAAACAATTAAGAAGTAATCTGCATATCCTTTTCCGACTATTACTGGAAATTCCTTATTAAAACGGTCTTTATAATCTTGTTCAGTAAATCCCGGTGCAGGAAGTAATCCTTGCCGTTTTCTTTTGTTATAACCTCTAATACATTTCCTTTTTAATTCTGCATTAGCGTCAAAGTTTGGTTCCATACTAAACCTTGGGAATTTAAGAACGCCAGTCTCCATTTCGAAATCAGTTCTATCATAAATTTCCATTGTCTTATGTAAACCTGAAATAATATCTTTTCTGTCAATTCCATAATCCCATTTCATTGCAGAATGTATTATTTCATTAGAATCTTTTAGATATAATTCTCTAGTACTATATCTAAATTTTGAAGGTTCTGCAATAGAACCGCCGTAATACATATCCTTAAAATAATCATGATACTGCACGTGTTCTTTTCTTGCATAATGTGCATCAAGACCAACAATCCAAGGTATTCCTAATTCCTTTGCAAATTCAAGAATTTTATTGGTGCAATATCTCTGTATTTCAAGTTCGTTAAAATGGAGTTCCACATAAAACCTATCACCAAAAGCATCTCTATAATCACTAAGAAGCTGTTTAGCGGCTTTATCCTGACCACACCTTATATAATAATTAAACTTCGATGCCAAGCAAGCAGACGTTGCAATTTGATGCTTAGAAGCTTCGTTCAATATATATTCGTGAGTTAATCTGGGGCGTTTATAAAACCCGTCCCTAAATCCTTTTGCATTAGTCATTAGCAATTCATGATACGCTTCCTTTGTTGGAGAAAGCAGGACTAAATGGCCATAATCGTCATCCAAATAACCACTATCTATAGCCTCATCATCTTTTTTCCTTTTTTGCCTTTCAAGTGAAGCTTCAATTTTCAATTCGATATTGTCATCAGTATAAATCTCATTACCAAGAATTGGTTTGATTGAATAATCTGGACGGTCTGAATCTTTAAAAGCCTTACAAGCTTTATAAAATTTCAAAGCACTTGACATGTTTCCATGCTCTGTTACTGTTGCACCTGGGAGACCTAATTCAGCAACTCTATTAATATATTCATCAATAGACATTACAGAATCTTTTGTTGAATAATCTGTATGATTATGTACCGGAATAAATGGTATTGTGTCGATAGTAGGCATAGGGACTTTTCTAGCACTAATCATACCAGAATATTTTTTGTCCATAATAGGTATAATCTTTTCGACTGCTTTTTTAGCTTTTTCGACCTGTTTGTCAATATCTGATGTCTTCTTAACCTTTTTAACAACTTTCTTAACTGGAGGTTCTGGCTGTTTTACAACCTTTTTAATCTTTTTTACTGACAATTTATTCACCTCTTTAATGCAGGCCCTGTCGCATTCCATGCAGTCAAGATATACGACAGGGCCATTTATGATTGGGCAAAACCTACTCATTAACTTTAAATACAAGCTTATGCATACTATGCCCATTTACAAAAATCATTGCAACATCTATATTTAATTTGTCTTGTAAAGCTCTTGTTATTTTATGCACTAAGTACATATCAGAAAATAATTTCTGTTCAACTTCAGAGCTTCTTAGGTGTACATAGCAGTAAATTTTTGAATCCCGAACGAGATAGTGAATTAAACTGATACAACAGTCATCCGACCATAAAACTCTTCTGGAATGCAAATCTTCATCAAATAATGAAAACTTTGATAAAAGTTCATTTTCGATTTTACTGTATTCTTCCTTTTCCAGTTCCTCGATGCTTTTCAAGTCTATCTTGTGACTATTATAATATTCAACCATATTTTTCTTAATATCAGCAATATCAATTTGACTGTTATAAGAAATATTAAAACTATGATTGAGGACTTCAATAGTACCTTGTCCGTCAACTAAGACAGGCTTTCCTTTTTCAACTACAAACAATTGAAGATTTTCAATCACTTGCCTTAAACCTAATCCATGCATATTAGTCTCTCCTTGTTATAAAATGGGCCAATGGCGCAAAGCTCATTGGCCCACCTTATTAAAATTTAGTCTTCCATAAACCTTGCTTTTTCAATATCGGGAAGGCTATCAAAAGTTTCGAAATTAGGCCATTCATCGGGCCTTGTAATATGAATACCGAGCTGTTCCTCAAGGTCCTTATAGTTTGTGCATGTTTCATTAAACTCCGCATAGTCATTGCTGTCGGGACATGAATTCCTTCCACACTCCTTAAACAAACAGCCAAACATTTCAGACAGTGTATAAGATTTGTGGTACTGGCATTTGCCTGCCCAATCACAACCAGGTCTTAAAAATGAACCAAGCAACGGATATGCTTCCGACACAGCCCTAGCTGTTTGCCATGCAATAGCAACTGTATCTTCCATTTCGCAGAATTTCATTCTGGTACTGCACATATTCCTCAATGCCATAAAGTTAATCGAAAACGAAAAACCATAAACTACATAAAGAGGTAGTACACAGCGAGCTGCCTGCCAAGAACCTTTACCAACGTCAACAATATCTGCATATGTCTGTTTAACATCGCACATAACACGCTTGATATTCCAAAAAATATTGCATTTGTCAATTGCTTTTTGCTGCTCTGCTGTAGGTGTTTTGATGATATTACTGCGCCATTCATCGAAAATTTGAATTTCATCTTCTGTTGGCCAAAGTGCAGTTGGAATCCTTATTGAAGCATCTTTCCAATTGTTATCCCTCATACCTCTTGCAGAAAATACAACACCAAGTCTTGCTCTTGCAATCTGATCGAATGCCGCACGTGATGGCCCTTCTACTGCAAAAGCAAATTGAGGTACTTCCAATGCCAATGGTAACGCTTGGCCTCTTAAAGCTGCCTTAACAACTTCAAATCTGTTTTCAGGCGATGTCATTTCCCATTTATCTACCTCTTTACCCCAGCATGTAGTAGCCAGAATATACATTGGTTTATAAGGGTTTGCAATGACAGATTCGATAAGTTTTACCGAAATTCCTTCAACACCTTTTAAAAATTTTGTTTCAAGTTTTGGGTCTTGGTCTGGAAGTGTCCCCATAACTCTCCTAAGTTCATTGATACGCGTAGTTTCGTTACTCATAATATCCTCCTTTATTGGTTTATAATATTATTATATCACAAAAGAATCATTTATTAACACATTATAGACGGCAATTTTCTTTATATAAATACCTTTTTATTACGATTTTCATAGTATGCTTGGTTTATTGGCTGATATCTACTAAAGCAATTATCACATTTTCCGGAACAGAATGTTTTGTTGAAATTTCTTTTCCATATTTTTATAATGCTTTCAGAATTAACATTGCCAAGGCCTGTAAATGAAGTTTGTCTTTCCATTAAGCAATCGCTGAACTTTTGCAATTCCCAAAATGTTCTTTCTCCATATTCATCTGTATCATCAGCAATCATCTCGCACGGAAATACATTTCCATCAGAACCTATAGCTAAATGAATTTTATTTATGATGCATGGATAATTACCGAATGTCACTTTTCTAACATCTTCATCTTGTGAATATGCCTGTATAAGGCTGTCATAAAGAAACTGCAAATTGTTTTCGGGTATTCTTTTGTGATAGTTCTTACTTATCATATCGTTTAGTTGTTCTAAAATTATTTCAATTTCATCTCTACCAATACAGAGGTTTCCATCACCGTGCATAGGATAAATCATAAGTCTATAGATATTATTTTCTGCAGAAAACTTAATAATGTCGCGAATGTCCATGCAATTACTTTTCTGTATTGTGAAATTTATTCCAACCTCTTTTTGATGCTCTTGAGCCTTTCTAACGTTAGGCAAAATCGTTCCATATAAATTATCGAGGCCCCTAATAAAAGTGTATCTAGCAGGGTCTAGAGAATCAATAGAAAAGCGTATCCACCTTAAGCTTGCCAATTTCGAAAAATCGAAATTCTTTTTAAAATTACCTGTGCAAATAATTCCAAGGTCAAAATTTCTTTTCATATCCAGAATTTTATCAAAATCTGGATGGAGAATTGGGTCACCGCCAGTTAAGCAGATTGACTCTACTTCATTTTCATTACAGTCATCCCATATTTCTTTTAAAATAGAAATGTCCAAATTATTGCGATTTTTAGTTTTCCAATGACCGCACATATTACACCGGTTGACGCAGTAGTCAGTAACTAAAATATGCAACGATATCGGGCCTTTCAAAGCTTCTTTTTCAATAAGCTTTACATACGGCAATATTTTCTTAACTGTCTTTTCTCTAACTACATCCATGTTAAAGCACCTCCTGATTATATTTATAAGGGCAACCATCATCAGAAATTTCCAAATGCATAACTGGAACGTTATTTCTTATCATAGCTTCCTTTAACTTGCATTCTGCAATTTGTTCTTTGCCTGCCTTACATTTCATACAGACAAGCAAAGCATATTCACAAATTTCATAAAAATCTTCTGTAACAACAACCATATTTGATTCTATTTTTTCCATTTCTTTAAATTCCCTAATGGCTTCAGTCTTTTGTTTTACTATTATTTCAAGTTTTTTCATTTCATTTATTACATCATGCTTATATTTGTCATCAAGATTTTGAAAGTACCAATCTATAACTTTTAGGCAGAATGACCTTGACATTTTCATAAACTTAATTACAGACTTTGGTCTTTTAAGTTCTTCAAACTTGATAATCAAATTATTCATGAAGTCAACGAGAGTCCCTAAAATAATAGTATTATATCTGTCTTCCTTATTTAGATATCGTTTCATCTTTATCAACTCCTGAAAATAAATCATGTGCCTGTTGCATTTTCTCTTTAATATTTATTCCAAACGGGCAATTAGAAGAACATTGGCTGTCACAGTCTTTACAGTCATTTACATTATATTTATATTTTTCATAACTGTCTTTCATGTCAAGTCCAAACTTTTCTTGATATATTGCGCATTTTAATATACCGGGCTGCGACATTGCCCAACCATATTTCTGGCATGGCCTGCATTCGTTGCAAAACCTACAAAAGTCAGAACCAAAAAAATCAACTATCTGATTTTCTAAAATCATAATTTCTTTTTCAGATAGTTTTTCAGCAAAGCAATATGCATTTGCTATTTGTTGTAATTGTTCTATAGAACGATAAGCCGGAATGATTAAGTCACCATTGTATGCAGAAAAATTCATAACTTTTTGCAATGTCACAGTGCGTTTAAATTCATTATCAGAAGGCCCTCCAAGCAATATTCCGCTTGCGAAGTTTTTCATAGTGACTACACTAATTCCTTTTTCTTTTGCACATTGAATAATAGATTCAAACTCCCTATGCATTAAAGAAAATGGTACCATTATTATATCTACAAATCCACTTTCTATTGCAGTCATTGCAGCAGTAACTGAATGCCCAGAAACACCTACACTTTTTATAAACCCTTTGTCCTTAATATTTTTCATCTCATGTAAAACGTTCATAGATTTTTCCAAGGTTTCGTCATCATCTATAAACGAATGGCCAAAATAAAAGTCTACATAGTCAGTATTGAGTTTACCTAAACTATTTACCAAAGACAAATGAAGTTCTTTGACTGTAGCTGCCTTTGTCTTAGTAGACAATAAATAGGACTCCCTCTGATAGTCTCTAAGCGCATGCCCAAAAAATTCTTCACTAGCACCATATGCTGGAGAAGTATCAAAAATCCTAATATCTAGCATATCATATGCATATCTGATTATTCTTTCAGGATGGTCAACAGGATTTACAAAGTAACCACCCATTCCCAATTTTGCTTTCATATTAAATCTCTCCTTATAATAAGCGTTCAGCTGTTAACAGAATTTGTTCCATACACTCATCTATACAATATTTAGAAGTGTTTATATTTAATACTTTTAAAGAAGTATTTTCTAAATACTGCCTATATTGTTGCTTTACATAATCAATCTGTTGTAAATCAATATCTTTTTCATCATGTTCTATAAACCTTTTCTTAATATCTTCAGTATCGGCAAAAACATGAACAAACATAACTGGAATAGGAGATTTTGTTAAAAAACTTTCCAAATTTCTAAAACTTTCCAAACTTGGAGTTGAATTTTTATTATGAAGCCTCCCATAAACATACTGACATGGAGTAAACCTGTCCACGCAAATATGTTGGTTTGTTCTTTTTAAGATATTTTTCATAAGTGTACTTTTGCCAGTCTTATCGCAGCCGACGAAAAGCAAAATTGCCATTTTAAAAACCCCCTTCACCTTAAATATACACCTTCTAGAACCCTGCTAGATTAACAAACACAGGGTGCCTAATATGTTTATATGTTCCACTTTTCGACTATATCTAGAAGGTCTATAAACGGTATAATCAAATTACTTAATTCAGATGGAATACGATTAGTATTGTCATAACAATCTTTAAGAAAAACCACATAACCTTCTTTTGCAACATCGATCGCAATCTCAATACAATCTTCTACCATAAAAAGCATTTTAGGAAATTCTTTTATGATTTTAAGATGTTTCTCTTTATCCCAAATAATAGCGTCGAAATATATATTGTTTTCCTTAAGGAACTTTAATGTGTCCGGATAAATAGTGTAATATTCCTTATAAGGGCGTGCTGTAAGAATTACCACTTTATATCCTTTTTGATGAAGTAAATTAGTAAATTCTGAAGCATGTTTGCAAGCAGGCATAGAAGATTTCCATCCTGACTGGCGATAGTCAGACTTAAGTCTTTCATAATAAATCGTACCAAGCCCTGCCTTTGCTTCTTCTAATGAATTAAATTTCTGTCCAACTCTCGCCCGAACAAACTCCAAGAACCAAAATGGATATTCTCCTAAGACGCCATCAATGTCAACTGCTGCAATCTTTTCGTCTTTGTCAATAAGTTTTAAATCATGTTCTTGTGTCCATCTCTGGTCAACAACCCAGCTTTTTCTAAGATATTCCTCATAATAATCTTCAAAGGTCATACCCCAGATTTGTGCAAGTCCTACTGAGAATTTATTGACATCGATTATTTCTTCATATAAATTCGAAGGAATAAATTCTGTTTCAATATTGCGATGCTCTTTCCAATTCGGAATTTCATCCAGCACTTCCATTGATTCTTTTACTATAGAAAGCAATTGGTTTTTAGACCAAAATACTTTTTCTTCCATAGTCATGTCTTCCATTTCTTTACCTATCTTTGCCCTGTAAAACTTCCTGTTAAATTCTAACTGAACGTCCCACAAATGCTTAAGCTTGTCTTTATCGTTTTGCATTAATCAAACCCCCATCTCTACAAATTTTGACAATATCATCTGTTTTTATATCATGGTCCCAACTTGCATATCTTCCAAGAAACAAAATATCATTTATTTCTTGAACCTTACCGCTCTGAATCTGACCAACAGGAATAACGTGATGTTCGCGAGAATACATTGACCAAGTTTGAATTATAGACTTATAACTCTTATTTGTCGTATATTCTATTGAAGCCTTTCCATTTCCTGTTTTAGATATCCTATGATATCCGTGAGCTGAGTCTGGGAAATATATATAATCAAACTCCCCAAAGTCAATTTGGTCTTCATTCATTACTACAAAAACCTTTTGAACATACTTAAGTTCTTGTTCTGGTTGCAAGTTTGAAATTTTAAAGAATACCGGTGCAGGAATTGTCGATACCAAACTATCATATCTTAAAATTTCAGAACCATCAGATTCTACTTTTAAGATATGATTTGTAGTATCGATTAAACTAACTTTACCGTTTATAGGTTTTTCTATACTATTTACTAAAATACTAACAACTTTGTCCCAATCAATATCGAAATATTCAATAAAACTCTTACCGTCTGACATTATTGAACTTGGTACAATAGCTGCCGTATGTAAACATCTTGACTTAATATAATATTTTTTTCTTAAGTCTTCAGATATTGAATTTACAAGCTTTCCTTCTACTTTATAACCTATTTTAGCGATTTTGATAGGGCATTCTTTTATGCCTAAATCATTAAGAAATTCTTTAGAATATTGATTTACTTCTAATATTCTTGGGCCAACATTTTTAGAAACCATTTGACCGCCAATATCTTGAGAAATAATCTTATATTCTTTATTATAATAAGCCGCAATTAAACCGGCAATCCCTCCACCAATAATATACTTTGACAACCTCAAAACCTCCTACTGCTTTATAATATAATTATATCACATTTAATACACTTATTAACGCATTGAGTTTTATTTTTTCTTTCAAAAACAGTATTGTCATTTTATTCTATGCAGAAAAATTTGCAAAATAAAAGGGAGAGGTTTAAGCCTCCCCCTTTTTTAAAGTTATATTTACTTTCCAAAATTCTTTAAAGCTTCCTTGATAAGCTTTAAAGCTACGGCAGTATCGCCGCCATCATAAATTGCCTTTGTTGTTCCTAAGTGCTTTTGTTTTGCTTCCTCTTCTGTGTATTTTGTGATACCGTCAACGTCGGAAGAAACTTCAGCATTAAGCTCTACTACAAGAGTTTTGCCGGTGGAAACAGCCTTGAGCAACCTTTTGCCGTCCTTAACATATGTTACGCCGGTTTTTCTTTCACGCTTTTCAAAATCTTCACCAAGAAGTTCGTCAATTTCTGCAGTGAAAGCTGCAAATTCCTCATTCTTCTTTTGAGTATCTACAGTTGTGCCTTCGGGACGACCTTTCTTGCCTGACTCTTTCTTTTCTTCTTTACCTTTTGCTTTGCCTTTGTCGACAGCCTTAGTGCTTTTCTTATCAGCTACCTTTTTAGCAACGTCGCTTGCTGCTTTTTCAATTTCTTTGTCAGGGTCGGCTTCGCCGTCACCGTCGCCAGCTTCTGCATCTGCATCTTCCCCAGCTTCAGTATCTTCGCCAGCTTCTGCATCCGCATCTTCCCCAGCTTCTGCATCTTCATCACCAGTGTCTTCGCCGCCAGCTTCTGCATCTTCATCAGCCTCTTCAAAAGACTCGCCGCAGTAGGGGCATGTTTTTACATCAGGAATGTCTTTTGCACATGAAGGGCATTCATAACCAAGTTCCATTTCAGAAAGCTTTTCGTCGATAAGTCCCTCAAGTTCTTTTGCTTTTTTTGAGGATGTTTCAATCCCCAAGTCCTTGCAGCCGCTTTGCAAGGAAGAAACAGTAATTTTACCCATAATTGCATCTCCTTCTTTGATTTTAATTTATTCAGTTTAAATAACTGTTAATTATAATATATCATCTTTTTTTCTAAAATAAACGACTTTTAGTAAAAAAGTTTATAATAAATGGATTTTGTTATAAATGTCTTTTAAAACTGGATATATTTTATTTTTTATAGTTCTAGAAACCACCACAGATGCAGATTGTTCAGACGCATAACGTTTATCATTGAATAGTTTATTAGCAATATCAATCTGTTTCATATTATCTCTAAACAGCATTATAAAAATTTCTTTAGTTTGTTTGTCAAACTTATCAACAATACCATTCAAGCAATGATTAAACGTTACTTCATCTTCAAAACTTCCATTTTGTGAAATTTCAAATTCCATTCTATCAGAAAGTGTTTCATCATCCTCTTCACCGGAAGATGGTGAAAATATACTTACCGACATTACATTAGATTTTCTTTCTTCACTGTATTCTCTTCTTAATTCGTTTTGAAGATAGGCTCCTAAATTGAACTTTATATATTTTGAAATGCTAGTCGAAGGTTCGTGATAATCTCCGTGTTTTGTTATAACATGAAGCTTATAGACAGATTCTGTCTTAGCCTGTATTCCGCATATAGGGCATCTAAATCTATATTTATGAATACATTGCCAAACGACTAAATAAGCGATATTGATAAAATCATCTAATGCCATTAAGGTTGAAGGATAATTACGCATTTTTTGTTGACATACAGAGTATATGTAATTCCTAACCTCACTGCTCTTTATAATATCCTCAAATATCGCTTCGTCTCCAGTTTCTTTATAAAGCAAAAATTTAGCCTCATCAAATTTCCTTTCCTCCATTTTGTAAACCCCCATTTTAACCATTAAAACAAATTGTCTTAACGGTGTATAATTTTATATCTATTTGGAAATAATATTTATTATAATATAATTATACACCTCTTTAATCTAAAAGTAAATTCTTTTTTTGCATTTTTAGTGTCTATTTGTCATGAGATTCATTTCAGTCAAAAACCTACTCGGTTTTAATTCTCTAACTCCACCACCAACAGTAGCGCTTTGAACAAAACTTAATAGCAATCTTTCCTTTGCTCTCGTAACTCCAACATATGCTAAGCGCCTTTCCTCTTCTAAACCTATTGGGTCTGAATTTCTACCATGCGGTAAAATTGCTTCGTTCACTCCAATCATAATTACGTTATCCCATTCAAGTCCTTTTGACCTATGTATTGTAGATAAAATTACTTTATTCTTTGGTTCGCGTTTTTTCTTTTTAGTGTTTAACATATCTATATATTCGATAAATTTCATAATTGTAGGGAATTTTCCGGATGCACGAATAAGTTCTTTTATATTAGACGACCTATTACTTTCTTCATCTGCTTCTCCTTCTTGTTTTGCAATATATTCATAATATTTTATAGATTCAACTAACCAAGATATTAACGTCTGAGGAGAATCATCTTTCCTTTTTCTAATATCTTCAATAGTCTGTAACAAATCGCTTATCTGTGATTCTTGGTTCCTTGTAGTCGGCATATCTTTTAAAGCTTGTTCAAAACTACATCCATTGTTTTTTCTAAATTCTGCAATCCCATCAATAAAAGCTTTACCTAAAAACCTAAAAGGGACATTGATTATTCTTTCAAATCCTTCATCAGTCCTACCACCGCAATCCAAAGCAGCATAGAAATAATGTAATATATCTTTTATTTCTTTTCTTTGATAAAAATTCATCCCACCAACAAGCTCATATGGTATATTTTCTATAATTAAGCAGTCCTCCATAGCTCTAGATTGTGCGTTAGTTCTATAGAGGACTGCGATTTGTCCATATTTCTTTTCTTCAAACTCAGGAAGACTTTTAATATATTCGACAACCCTTAATGCCTCTTCATCAAAATCAGCACTATCAATTATCTTTAAACTTCCATCCTTTTGTTTCTGTGCAGAAAGAACTTTCTGCAGCCTTTTAATATTATTGGAAATAAGTGGATTTGCAAGTTTACCTACAATTTGCGGGCATCTATAATTTTTCTCCATCCTTATTACTCTAGCACCAAAATTCTGTTCAAAATTAATCATATATTCTGGTACAGCACCTCGCCAAGAATATATTGACTGGTCATCGTCTCCAACAACCATTATATTATTACCTGGCAGAGTCATCATCTTCATTATCTCATACTGTGCTTTATTTGTGTCCTGAAACTCATCGACAATAACATATTTAAACTTTTTCTGCCAATACTCTAAAATTTCTGGATGTTCATCAAAAATCTCCCAACACCGAATTAACATATCATCAAAAGTTAAAAACTGTCTTTCTTCACGATATTTTTCAAATTTTTCATAAGCCTGTTTAAGCAAAAGACCGTGCAGCTGAATATCTACATCGCATGGCCTTACCAGAGAATTTTTACAATTAGAAATGAAACTTTCGACTTCGCTTATCCTTGCGTCCTTCCAGTTCATGCATTGATATCCAAGAACATATTTCAAAAGAGTTTTTGATTTACTGCCGGATGCATCAAGGTCGTATTTAGCTTTAACTTTTCTAAGTTCTTCTAAAAGAATCTTATAACATATTGAATGGAATGTGGAAACCTGTATTTCTTCAGTATCTACACCCAATGCTTTAAGCCTTTCGTTCATTTCGTTAGCTGCCTTTTTGGTAAACGTAGTTGCCAGAATCTCACTTGGTTTAGCAACTTTCTGTTTAATCATACGACTTATTCTCTCAACAACAGCAGTAGTTTTTCCGGCCCCTGCCACTGCAACAACAACGCAAGCTCCATCATTATGGTTTATAACTTCCATTTGCTGCTCATTAAATTGTTTTTTCTGCTTTACTATTTTTAACGCCATTCTAACAACCCCTTTGTTTATCTATAATTATATTATATTAAAAGGTTGGCTCATTTTAACAAAAGATAGTTAAAATTGCATTAAGTTATTAAATTTTTAATCTTTATAATGCATAAACCAATGATTTTCCTTATTATATAATATAAAAAGGTAGGCCGACGCCTACCTTAAACTGAAACACCACACATAATTCTATATTTAAAATCATACTCTTTTAATAGATTGTTAATGGTTTGAGAATTATTATCTATAAAAGATGAAAACGTAATTATGTTTGGTGAAGTAATACTGCAATTTAATTCAATAGATTTATTATAAATCATCAACATCTTCATTAGTTCTATACGAGACCATTTTACATTTTTGTTTTTTACCAAGTCTGTAATAAAACTTCTGCGACGTTCGTCTAAACTATAAAATTCTTCAACAGTACTTTCTATTAAGTTTTGAATATCTGCAAGATTATACATATATTTATCCCCCCTTATAGTTAATGCGCGGCCACTCAATCAGATTGGCATTTTCGTTAAAATCTGCTGAATTCATAAGCAATTCAAACTCGTTTTCAGTAACCCACTCCACTATAGGTTCTTTACTGTCTGAAGTCAAATCAATCCATTTAATTCTATACTTAATTATGCCATCTTTAGTTTTGAATTTTGTAATGTTTCGCATAACACCGCCCCTATATATTATATCCATAGATTATAAAAATTAAATGCAGACTTAGTTCAAATTTTCAAATTTTTTCATATAAACTTTATACAGTTTTTCACAAGTATTAAATGCAGTTCTTATTTGTTTTGGAGTTGCACTGCCTGGGTCTAAAGGATTTTTCTCATTCCAGGGTAATTGGACTACGAAACATTGAAAAGTATATTTTATTTTTAGATTTGCCACTTCAATAAAATGGTCTCCACCTTCATCTGCATCTGGAAATAAAAATATTCTTAATTTCTTACCAGTATTTTCAATAACTCTCTTTTCATATTCCTTTAACAATTCTACCTGAAAATCAGATATTTTATTTCCGAATGCGCAAAGTACATTCTTATAACACAAACTTTCAAGTCTTAGCTTATCCATCGCACCTTCGACAATAATTACATAATCCAAACTGTCATCCAAATCATCATAAGACCAAAGCATAAATTCCATAGTGCTTCCTTTTGGATATCGTGAGCGAGCTTTCTTAACAACGTACCCTGTCAATACATAGTCACACTTAATACATTCTAAAGCTGTAAACATATTTGCTTTACCGCATTCAGGGCAAATAACAAATTCGTCTCCACCCTTTTTTATTGATTTAATAGTAGGCAAAATACTTCTTGCTAAAAATGAAATTAAAACATCTTTCTGATAAAATGGTATGATGATTCTTTTGCGATATAGACCATCATCGCACAACCCAATACCATATTTATCAATAAGCTCGGGTTTGATTTCTCTACCGCCCTCTAGCAATGGTTTAGTAAGGTAATTCCAATATATTTTATGGCAAGGTTTTAATAATTTAAAATGACCTGTTTTGTCATCATTCGGTAATTGCGATTCTTTTGGACCTTCAGGACCTTTAGTTAAATCTTCTCTTATCTGCTGTCTTTCATCTAATATTAAACCATATAAAGCATCTTCATCTACTTCATCCAGGGTGAACAGTTTGACGATAAACTCTAAAGCTTCTTTATTATCAACCTTTCTTCCCATAGACTGCGTAAGTTTATCTGCAGTCAGCGTTATAAAGTTACCTCTATAGCCGCAAGAAAAGCAACTGTGAACGCCAAACTTATCGTCATCTGGATTTATGTTAATTGACCAAGAAGGTGATGAGTCTTTATGCTTTGGGTTTGGGCATACATCCCAAAGTTCAGAACCATAAGGCTTAGCAGATTTAGTAGTTGCGTTTATAGCTTTAAGCAATACCTTAATGTCAATCATTTTCTTTATTTTTTTAAGCTTTCCTCTTTTAACTATGCTATGAATCATATCTGCCATAATATCACCTCAAAATACATCGTCGTTTTGATTATTTGCATATGCTTTAACATATTCTCCTATTACTCCATATGCAGATTCAAATCTATGGTAAACAGACTTATTCATAGCACCACGTCTTTGTTTACCAATTATATATTCAATTATGTCGTCCTCAATCTCTGGGTCATAATATTTTTCTCTATGCATCATTACAATTAAGTCAGCAATTTCTTCATAACCACCGGAGTTTTTCAATAACTCTATGTTTGGACGTTTATTTCTTTTACCTTTTCTATCTTCACTTCTTTTTATCTGCTGTACTATTGCCATATGAACATTGCATTCCTTAGCTATTGCCTGTGTTTTATTCAGTTTTTCTGCTATACAGGAAGCTTCTATTTTAACGTCAGTTAGCTTTTCCCATAAGTCCATAATGCAAACATCAAAAGTATTTTCCTCTAATATAGCTTCAAGTTCTGACAGACTCAAACTAGGGTTATCAGTCGTAACTAAATTATCGTTTGAAAAAATTTCATCTAAAGCCCATTTGATATATTTATCTTCGTCTGCAGTAATTTGATTTGTATATCTAACAAGCTTTTCCAAAGGGACGCCATACATACCGTTTGGTATTACGACATTTTGTTCAATTTCTTGTTTAATTTTTTCCTTTACAAGAATTGATACCATAATATCTAAATAAGGTAGGTGTCCAGTTTCTAATGGAACTAACAAAACTTTCTTTGGTTCGCATATAAACTCACCATCTGCCATCTTACCTCTGGATATTCTTAATGCTATATTTGCCATCGTAGTAGATTTTCCCATACCAGGACGTGCAGACCAAATTGAACATTTCTTTCTTGCTAAACCTTCTGCTAATTTTTTATCCAGACCCTGTATTCCAGTTGGGATGAATATGCTTTCCTTTTTTCTTTGTTGAAAATCCTTCCACCAAGACTTACGTAATTCTACTCCAGATAATAAATTGGCTTGACTGAAATTCTCAATTATCTCACGCTTAATACTTTCAATTATTTCAGTTATTTTTGAAAGCTCTGAATGCGGGTCTTCTATTGCATCAGTTAATTTCGTTAAGCGCCTTTCTTTAATATGATACTTAACAGAATCAACTTTAAGTAATTCTACGTGATAATCTATATTAGCATTCTCATCAAACAATAGTTCAATTTTTTGTATGTAAATTAAACCACCAAACTCTTCATCTTCTGACACCAATGACTCGAATGTATCTAAATCAAACTCCAAATTTTTATCTACCATTCTACATAAAACATTAAAAATAGTCCTATGCTTCTTACCAATCCAATGGTAGGGTTTTAAATCTTTAGCAAGTCTTTTACGAATTTTTGTAGATTTAAACATGTTAGCAAGGACTATCATTTCGTTTTGAATGTTGAATGAAGCTATTTTGGTTTTTTCTGCCACAGTATCACCCCCGTTCCATTTAATTATATCCATTGAATTAATCATATTAACGCAATGATTCTATTCTTTATCTCTGACTATCACCAACGAATGTAAGTATATCACAGTTACCACGAATCATATCATGAATTGGTTTTGAAATTAACTTATCAAGCCCTGGTAAATCTTCATCAATTGCATCGAAAGGTATTTGTGAAGTATAAAATGTAGGAAGCATATTCAAATCCCTCCAACGAATAACATCGTCTAAAAATGATATTTCGTGGCCGCTCTTTGTTTCAGCAATTTTTGAAATATCATCAATCCAAAGTCCTGCAATTGTTTTTATGCCTCTTCTGATATTAAGCTCTTTCTCATTTAAACCTGATGGGAAGATTAGCTGACCAACTGTAGTTCCTTGTATGTAGTAAAAGTTGTTCATAGTCGGTTCTTTTAAATTGCCTTCCTGTTCCTCTTCTATAAGTTTAGAATTTTCTTGTTCAAAAATATCTATAATTTTTTTAGCCAAATGAGTAAGCAACCAAGTTTTTGCAACCCCTACAGGACCGCACAGATACAATCCCCTGCCTTGTTTCAGATATTCTCCAACATTGTCATAGTAATTCATAAACTTATTGAACATTTCTTCATTTCTTTTTTTCTGTTTTGCATTGTCTCCTATTATTCTAAACTCGCTTATGTCGTTATCGATATATTTTATTGGAAGGTTTGAGCGAGCGTATTTCTTATACGACTGTGATTTGAGTCTTTCAACTGTATACATCATTTACCTCCTTTTACATGTCCGATAATAGGAAGTGTAAACTCTTCTTTCAAATCCAATTTATTCATCATATCGTTCAGCTGTGCAATGAATATCTTACCTTCGATGTTGGCTGGCACATAATAGACAACAAACTTCTTCCAAAAATCATTTCCATCATAAGGCCTGCCATATTTCCAATACAATCTGCATATCAATTTGCATATTGCAGTTTTGATTTTACTTATTCCAAATATCCTTCTCAGCATAATTTGCATCCCCTTCTTTTCTTTTTTTAAGAACTTTTTTCTTAACCTTTATTTGAGAATTTTGAAATTCCTTAATAAAATAACCGCGTGGCCCAAAAATACTATTGAAATTTGGTAATCCATCTGGAAAAGCTTCTTCAGTCATCCACCATTTTACAATAAAGCAGATATAATCTTTCAATTCCGTTTTATTGTTTACAAAGTACATTTTCAAATAACTTTCAATTTTACTTCTTTCTTTAGACATCATGTCGTTTCGAGGCCTTCCAATAAAAAATGAATCTTCTTTACCAACAGCGTCTAAATAATTCTGTAAATAAAAACCAATAAAATCAGACATAGTCCATTTGTCAACAGTCTTGCTTTTCCAATGACTAAGTGATGGAAATTTTGAAGGCTGAGACCTATCAGTCCTTGGCCCTGTTTTACCTTTCCGCTTTGGCTCCTTTTTGTCAGTTTTTATAAATGAAACGATATCATCAGCACTTAAACAGTTTTTAACTGGCTTTATCGGGTTTTGTTTTTTTATTTTTTGCAATTATTTCACCTCACAAACATTTGACAAATGCTATACTCTGACTGTAAATTTAACCATAATAAAATTATATCAAAATGTTTTCAATTGTTAACTCAAGAGTATTTATTTGAAAACCAAAAACTGTCAAAATGGCTTTTCGCTAGAAACTGCATAGTCTTTCTCAAGACCAAGCTTTCTTTAAGACTAGAATTTTCTCTTAAGTCTAAAAATAGACTAAAATTCTATAAACAACAGCTTCTGTAAAGCTCTGAAAGAGATTTACATCTTCCGAAGATGTTTACATCTGAGGAATACACCCCTTATAATATATTTATATAGCTTATATAGCTTTTAAAAGGAGGGGTGTGGGGAGGAAATTTTTTATTCCAGATTTTTACCAGGGAAAATAGATGCACTGTCTACCTGTCGGTAGACAGGATGGCCATACGGCCAATTGCTGTTGTTATTTCTTTTTCGTTATTTCCATTATGTGAAGATATTCATCTATCGCCTCTGGATTATCTAGAATTTCAACATTCTTAAATAGCTTATTAATCATTTTTAGTTGTTTATCAGAACCTTTAACTTTAGAATCAAAGAAATAATACCAGATTGCATTTGTCTTACCTTCTGCAATCCTTTTTATCCTACCTGTTTGCTGGATAATTCTACGTTCGTTAGAAGCTGTCGGTGTAGAAGTAAAGCCTCGGCTTAGTCTTTTTATGTTTAAGCCTTCGTCTGCAACTGTAGTTCCAATAACTACATGGAGGTCTCCTTTTTCTTGAATCCTCTTTATAGCTTCGTCACCTTCTGCTTTATATTCTGTACCACCAACTAAAAGTTTTGCTTCTATACCTTTTTCGCCAAGCCATCTTTGCCAATTATGACAGAATCGACGCCTATCTGATAGCAGTATGCAGAATTCCCCATTTTCTGCTTCTGCTTTAAGGAATCTATAAATTAGTCTGTTTCTGTCTTGGTCTAAAATTATCTGTTCAAGATATTCGTTATTGTCAATATATTCTATTTCCTGTTCTTCCCAAATAGCATTTCCATCAGAATCATTACCTTTAAAAATTCTATTCTTAAACTCTTTCATAGTTCCTTTATATTCAAAGTCTGTATGTACTACTACCATTTTGACATCCATAGAAACATTATTTTCTTTTAAATCTTCTTCAGTAATTTCATGTAAAACTTTACCGAACTGGTCTACAACAAGAAAATGCTTACCGTCTTTTCTTTTTAAAGTTGCAGTAGCTCCAATTCTATATTTCGATGGAAATACATCTACAACTTCTTGGAAAGTTGATGCTGCATATCTATGAACTTCATCACAAACAATGCATCCAAATTCATCTTTATATTTTATAGCCGACCTGAGGAGTGATTGTTGTAGAGCTACTGTTATCGGTTTGACTCTGTTTTTGCCTTTTGCAATTCCCCCAATCAAACCGATTTCATTTTTAGGTATTCCAAATAGCTGATGTATTTCATCAAACCATTGTTGTTGTAGTTTTTGTTCATGTACTATAATTAAAGTCCTTTGACCAATTTTTTCTATAGTCTTAAGCAAAATTATAGTTTTACCACAGCCACAAGGTCCCTGTATCAAACCATTCTGGAAATAGTATAATTGATTAGACGGCTTTATCTGATAGTCTCTTAAAACTATTGAAGATTCAAATTTATATGGTAAAGACAATCTATTGTCAATATATTCTAGTTCAACATTATATTCTCTTGCAATTTGCTTTAGTTTATAAGTTGCACCTCTTGCAATAGACATCTCATCTTTAACAATGTCATAACTCGTAAGACTTTGTGGAACTCCTTTCGTACCAAAGCCCATCATCTGCGCTTTATAGTATAAAGGGTTTTTATATGTTAGAGATTTTTTCAATTCTTTAAACATATCTTTAGGCAAGTCTTTCCACTTAAGTCTTAACCTGCTATCTATAACAACATTAACCATCAGTTTGCGCACCTCCTTTATAATTATATTATATCAATAGTGCGATTCTTTTTAATGCATTTATAAAATAATTTTTTAATTTATAAACCCCAATTTAAACCAACTTCCAGAGTATTCTATTACCATGTTAGACATTCCCAGATTTATTTTTGCCTGCCTTCCTATGTAAATTTATATGGTTCGAATTCGTTAAAATAGACAGCATTCTAGATGTTATTTGAATTTCCTATTATATTTAAAAATCTGCAAAAAAATAGGAGCCCCGAAGGGCTCCAAAATAAAGATAAGGAGACGTTATATTTTAAATGTCTTTTTCACAATCTGTTTGTTCCTGCTTAACTTCCAAAAGTGGTTCTGCTTTGATTGATTTGCTTTTGATTTCATCAAGTCTTGCCTTAATCATATCATTAATCTTTTCATTTAGATTGGCATAGCTTGCATCGAGTAATTCGAGCACCGGTTGCGTTAAGTTAGATTTAACTTTTTCAATAGAAATTTGTTCCAACTGCCTAATCTGTTCGGGAGTCAGCTTCCCTAAATTTGCCTCTTTCCATTTTTCGACTAGAGTCTGATTTAAAACACCGACTGTGTCGTTAATGGCACCCTGAAGAATACCAAGTGCTTTCCATACTCTATCATCCTGGATTTTAGGCATTACTTTGGCAAATCCGTATGCAATTAATCCAAGCAATAAAGCCTGAACTAAAGCTGCTACGATATCTACCAAGTGGTTTAAAATTACACTGTCCATAATCATTTTCCTCCATTCTTTTCTTCAATGTTTTTTAATATTGTTCCAAACGTCCCCATATCTAATATTTCTAGTTTATCATGGACTTCAGTTATATAGCCTTTTTCTAATAAGTAATCTACGCCTTTCTGTTTCCAGTCTTTAAGAACTACCGGTTGTGCGAGTTTTACTTTTTCAAAAATTGCTATAATACTTTGTCCATACGTAGTACCTGGCACGGCCCATCTACCATTCAGGTCTTCCCAGTTTGGTGCGACGCCTCTTGTAACGAGGTCAAATCTTGGGTCAATCTTTTCACCAACAAGAGGTTGTGTATTTGCATAAGCTTTCAGATGCTGAATCTGAGCAATGATGCCTTTGACATAATTCTCGAAACTTGCACCTCCGGCTCCTCCTCCAGTTGCTCCAATGCCTGCAAAGTTGTTTTGTTCTGGCTTAACATCGCCACTAAAAGAAAAATTACCAGTTTCGTGTAGACTTTGGCAAAATGCTTTATCTCCAGATATACCTTCTTTTTTGCCTTCATCTATGAATGTCTGACAGAACTTAACTACATTTTCTGGAGTTATTAAGCCAATATTGATTTTTGGGTTTGAATTAATACCTAACAGATATCCTGCCATATGTTCTGCAGAAACTTCAGAACCACCACAAATCATATGCTTAACTGGTTCTGGCTGTGCTTGTTCTGGTTTTTCATAGAAATAAACGTCTAGCGAATCTGTATTTCTTTGGATTCTTCCAGTTTTCCCTTCGCCATTATTTATTTTTTGATGAATAGTAGCAACAGCATTATCAAAGTTAGAAAGTGCCATTATTTGCACATCGTCTATAATAACTCTGTACATAATTTTTGCAGGTTCTGCAGTATTTTGATTTGCTCCAATGAATTTTAACAAAGAGCTTGCCAAACTATTTCCTTCAGCAATAAGCTCATCTTCAGTATCAAATGCCAAATAGTCATTACTGTCCATGAATCCGTATTCAGTAATAATTGCAGGCATTTTAGTGCTTCTTATTACTGCATAATAGTCACCGTTGCTGCCTTCTCTTGAATATGTTGCTCTAGAACCATGTCCGTTTTGTCCTAGGGAGGCAAAGCCAGCTGCAACAGATTCAGCCATTTTAGTTCCGACGCCGTAATAGATAGAATGGATAACCTCATAACCATCGCCACCTCCAGCATTATGATGTACAGAAACAAAATAATCTGCACCCCAGTCATTAGCCATTTTACATCTTCCATCTAGACTAACTGTAATATCTGTCCTTCTAGACATCATTACTTGCTGTCCTGCAGCCAATAATTTCTTTTCAAGCTGCAAAGCTACTATAAGATTTATTGCTTTTTCTGTAACTTTACTATTTATGGCGCCCGGGTCGCTTCCACCATGTCCTGGGTCAATAAACCATTTTGCCATACCAATTCCTCCTTGCTTTAGATATATCTAGACACTGTCTAAGTTGGTTTTTATATATCCCATATATAATTCCATTATTTTGCAGGTACGATGTCTTTAGCGGCCTTTAGAAGCTCTATAAGATTCGTGCCTACTAATGCTGCTACTAAAACTACAGCAATCGAAATAATTCCTATAACAATCCATTTCGGAGTTTGCTTTCCAGCCTCTGTATTCCAAAATGATTCTTTTTTACCAGACGTATCAGATTGATTAGTGCTCTTATTTGTTTTAAGTTCATTTGTTTCAGACTTTATTTCGCAGCGAATGTCTTTAATATCATCTTCGTGTTTCTGCCTCATGTCTTTCAAAAGTAGAGCATTCTGTTCAGATATTATTAATAGTCTTTCACTTATAACTTTTAAGTCTGTAATTTCTGTAGAGTGAGAATCTAACCGTTTTTCTGTTACTCTGCCAAGTTCGCTAAGTTGTTTATCATAATTGGTCTTGAATTCGTTAAAAGTTTGTACGCTCACGCTTCCGCCTCCGCTTTCTCCATTCATGATGAAACACCCCTCCATTCCAGATGATATTTCGCTATACATATATAAATAAAATGTTTAGAACTTTATATTAATGTATAACTATCTATCGATATATGAATTTTCAAATCTATTTGAAAATAGGGCTAGAGTGAGTTGCTCTAGCCCATGAATTTATTTGGGACGTTTCCACTTACCTTTGACTTTTGAATAGCCTCTTTGCAATTGTTTCCACGTTCCTTCAATTTTAACCCAACCGTCTTGTACAAATATCCATAAGTCTTCAATTTTTATTCTAAGTTTAAGCCTTCCAGAAGATAAGTCTGCACCTACATAGTTTAAATCTACAAAACTTCCATTATCTACTGTAACTTCAATTCTTGCCATATTTTCAACAAACGGCACTTCATAGAAAGTATATCTGTTACCGACTGTTTCAGATACTGGTATTGTTTCTGAAAAGATTTCAGCATCTGAAGAATTTTTAAGCGTTACAGTATAAGACGAAGGGGCATTTGAAGACGTTGCAAAAACTCCCGATAAAACTGTACTTCTTGCTAAAGCAAAACTTATGGGATATTCATTTGACATTGTAAAAACTTTAATATTCATTTTCAAACACCTCCTTATGGTCTTACTTTCATAACTACTAATGCAGATGCTTTTGGAACTGTTACTGTCCCAGTGTAAGCATTCCCTTTAAGGTCATACCATATTCCTTCTGGCAATGTATAGCTTCTACCAGAAGATGTAGAAGCGTTTGCCAGTGCGATGCAGTTATCAAATTCTCTGCTGAATAGGTAGTTATTCCATACATAGTCTGATTTCGGTTCGCCTAAGCGAATCCTCATTTCAGGAAGCATCTGAATATGGAATACTTCTCCATACCTTACTGCTTCGTCTTCATCTTCTCCGTACTCTGTTAACTGATGCATTGTCATATAAGCATTTGGGAACCATCCCATTAAGAACAATGCGAAGTTCATCATCCTTATATCCCAGTTTTGTGGGGTTCCTCTTGCCAAACAAACAATAAACTTGCCGTGGTCCCTACAATATCTCATCAATTCTATAATACCACGAACCATCCACATGTTGTTTGTAAGCTGGTTGATTGAACTTTCTGCTGTCATTCCAACTTGGTCATCCCAACCTGTAAAGTTTTCAATTAAGAATCCATCAAACGGATAAATCAATGCCATATCTGCCGGTGAGTATTTGCCTGAATTAGGGTCGATATCTCCGTTTGTAAGCCTTTTGGGAGAACCATCTGAACTATAGTTTGCATCAACTGAAGCACCATAGTTACAACATAGATATTTACCTTTTAGTCTACATTTAAACCCAAGATATTTAAGCGTCCTTGCCTGTGCATATTGTCTATCCATAAAGCTTAAATAGTTGAGCAATGGTGTTTTCTTAAAGCTGAAGTCAAATCCTGCAGATGTCTTATATTCTTCTCCCCAAAAGTCATCCAAATAAATCCCATCTACATACGGTTTCATTATGAACATTATTCTGTCCATATACCATTGGAACATTTCCTTTTCCCTCCAATTGTACAACCTTCTATAGTCAGGAGCTCCGAATGGAGATTTATAACCCTCAAGGCTTAAAGAATACCACCATTTTCTGTTTCTGAAAATATAAGCTTGTGCACGCTCTACCGGTGATGCATACATTTCGTTCTTATCTGCAACATAGTCGAAATATTCAGAAAAATTGCAATAGTAATATGGGAACGTATCAAATAGTTCTTGCATTCTACTTAAATATCCAGAATCTAAAGTTGAAATACTCATTGGAGTGTCCATTGTCTGTTCTTTGTTAAACTCAGGAGACCTAAATACTGTCCATCCTTGTACTTGGTCACCTTCATGCCTGAAGTCCTTGAATCTTTTCTTATAAATAACTTCAAGATATAGTTTATCAGAAAATAAATCATCAAAACCAACAATCTCTCTGAATGACTTAAACTGTGTTATCAGAGGCATTACTTCTATTTCTTTTGTAGCAGTTACGCTTCCATATGTCGCAGTTAGTTTTACTATACCAGCAAACACCTTAGGAATAAACAAAGCCCTTGCATATCCTAAAACATTAGTGCTGCTAATTTCGATCTCTCCTGCTGGGTCATTGGAAGTCAATTGAATTGTTTGTGCTCCTATTGCTACATTTTCGTCACCTTTTTTAAGTTTAAGCGTAATTGGTATATATCCCTGACTAACCGTAAAAGTATCTTGACAAACTATTTCAATATCATCAGGGTCCTCAACTACTTCACTTGAAATTTCAGTACAAGTGATACTTCTTATATAAAGGTCTGCTGCCGTGCATCCCCAGTTTGAAGATATAGTACATTTCAACGAGCATTTGAATATATAGTCTGTAACATTATCAACAACTTTTGGATTAACAGTAAATTTTAATGTAGTCCAATCAGTGTAGTTTAAACTACCTTTTGGGAAAGCTGCTTCGCTAAGCGCTTCTAGATATATTGCAATCCTTTCAAACGGCCAATCTGCATTGCTATTATCTTTGAATTGACCATTCGGACTAGAGAAGAATACATCGTTAAATCTTAAAGCGGCAGCATCTGCAAGCGTACTCGTTAATGTACCTTTGAGCGTTATTGCAACTTCAATTGGGTTTTTAGTTTTTGGTATTTCAAATTCTTGGCAAAGCTGTGCAGTGCCATTGCCCGCATGTACAAAGTGGGCGCATTTTACACCATCTTTTGTTTCTGCAGTTATTGCCGTATTTCCAACAGGAGTTGGCATCGTAGTATACCATGCTGAAATTCCATCTGCAAATTCAGGATTTGTTGCTCTCTGTAACGAATTACCTGAAACGAATAATTCTGGAGCAAACATTCTAAATTCGCTTGTAGCACCAGCAGCCGGATGAATACGAACCATCAGTTTAGGATAAGGTTTTCCTGCAAAGGCTGGATATTGAACTGGGTCATAAGTACAGTATTCCATGAATGGAGACGTAGGTAATACATATTCATGCTCGTTTGTATCTGAAGCTTTTACAGTAAAATCATTAAGACTCTGTATTGGAGCTCCATCTTCAAAACACATTATTACTCTTACAAGCATGTCTGCTGTTGTACTACTGCATTTATACTTAAATTTCAATCTCAATTGGTCGCCTGCAGTGATTTTCATAATAGGTAGGTCAATATACCATTTTTCTTTAGCTGTATTTGTATCAACTATTCTCCATGCATTGCCATTGGTAGAATCTAAAACCATTGATGAAGTCACATTTGCCAATCCTGTTTCGTTTGGCATGTTTGACATTTTGAAGCCCGAAGGATAATTCGCACCCTGGTCTATTATACTCATATCCCCATTTTCAAGAAACTCTGGAATCTCTAGAACTGGGTCTAGCGGTATAATTTCGAATGCCGATACCTTATATTCAATGCCTGCACCAAAACTCAAATCTACGTTGACTGACAGGGCTTCTTCCTGTATTTGGATTTTAAAGCTTATTGTTTTATATTCAGTGCCTATTGAAATTCCATGATTATTTATTCCCCAACGCTCTTTATCATGCTTGTTTCTTACACCAAATGTAATATTTACATAACCACCAGAAGCGAGAGCTTTAGCGGTGAGATTAACTTGGTATTGCATACCACCTTTTATACCTATGCGAGAATAATAAAGTCTTGCCTGTGTGTTTCCACCATTCTTAAAATGTATTATATTTTTTTCAACATCTAAAACAGTATCTCTTTCGACAGACCAAGGTACGTTAGCCGGTGGTGAAGGGAATATTTCAGTGTAAGCTGGATATACTTGGTCTCCTAATAAACTACATCTGAAGTCTCCATTTGGGACTATATTCGGATATAGGTTAGGGTCGCTTTCCCATAAAATTAATTGTCTGTCAGCATCTGGAAATTGTGGTTCTGAGTCGAATATCTTTACTGGATTCATCTCTCCATAGTACTTTTCGCATATCAAATCATATAGCAGCATTGAGTGAGGTAGTTCGTCTTCTTCATGTGCTATATAAATAAATAGTGTAGTACCTACAACGTTGAAAAACTTTGGTACGGCAGTAGGAGTTATTTGACTACGTATTGCAAGGTTATCAAAGAATATTAGTTTTTTAGTAGTATCATTAAATACTACATATTTATCAAATACCTTAGAAAAACCTATTAAAGAACCAGCAATTCCAGAAGGAATATTAAACTGGCTAGTCACAGCTCCAGTCATATTTATTTTTGTTATAGAATTACCTCTTAATATTGCAAATCCATTATCTTCTTTTACAATTCCTAAGATATTTGTAAAGACTGTACCTGCAATACTTATTACAGAACCATCAGACAGCTTAACTATTTTACCCTGGTCTGTTACATAATAGGCTTCATCACTATCATTACACCAGCCTTTTACATCACCAAGTTCTGAATTACCAATTTGATATACTTCAGCTAATTGATATTCATCATGATAAAACAGTTTTGTTCCTGCCGACATATAAAACATTTTTTTGTTTGGCAGATAAATACCGCCATTCATTTCTTTCTTCGTAGTATCAACGCTTTTGAAAATGCTTAGCTTTGTATAATCATATCTTGATACCCAGTCTTTAAATAAGTCATCAAAATATAAAACCCCATCGTTCAGCATATATACTAAAGCAGTATTTGAAGTTGGTGGTTTTCCCTGCTGAGTGTTTGCAATATGCCCATCATCATAATAAACATATCCCATTTCTCTAAGCTCTTCTGTAGTGATTTCGTCTAATAAGCAATTATCTCCCCAAATAGGATAATTCATTTTCATTACATAATAGAATGAAGATTCTAAGAAGAACCAATCTCTACCAACTGTGTTTTGTAACTGACTCCAAGGCGTAGCCTCTTCTGTTACATAAATTCTATAACCAACAGCACCTTCACTTGGTGTAATTTCTATTGGTACTTTGCACTGAGGTGGTTTAATGACACCTGATACTTTCACACCGTTTACGCCTTCAGCTTTACCTACAATAATATTTGATTTAGTAGTTTCACCTTGAGCATTATAGGCTGTTACACAATAATATCTCCTACCCATATGCTGAGCAGAAAAATTTGCACCAGTTTCTTTCCAAGTATGGATATGCGAAAGATGTGGTGGTTTTAAGTATGGCAGCATCATAATTCCATTGTATTTGACCATTACAGAATCAGTATCAGAACCTACATCATATGCATTGCTTTCAAAATCTCCTTGTGTAAAAGGTACTGTTTCATACACTTTTACAGTAGATAATCTTCTGCAAAGTTTTGGAGAAATATCTTTTATATTACCATCAGTGATATAAACAATTCCCTCGTATGGGTCATCTTCATGCATTAGCTGTTCTTCTGTAAATTTTTTGAAAAAGTCAGCTTTAACTTTGCTTATTCCCATTGGTTCTGGTAAGCCAACAACTCTTGTATGGTCTGCTCTAGCCATCTGACTAATAGTTATTTCTTCTTCAGTACCATTAACTGCATTTATGTCGCCATCTGTTATCCCTAAGTCAGCAGCAGTAAGAGCCAATTTACCTATTGTAAGGTTTCCAGTAGTACCGGTATTTTCAATACGAATGTCTACTGATTCAACTGGATAGCCTGCAATAAATTCTACTAGCTGTTCTTTCCATACTGTAGACTCTATTACATCCAATTGAATTTCTTTTAAAGATAGTATATTTTTAAACCTATCTCTAAGTTCAACAATAATCTTTCCTTGACATCCTAAAAGCGAGCGATAAGGTACTTTAAGCGTATACATATTCAAACTTGAATTTGTTACTATACCTCTTTGTTCAAAATAGCCTTCTGGCTTAACATCGACAGTGGCCAAGAAATTTACTACTGGTAGAGGCGTTGAGTATGTTGCCTTAGTTGCATTTTCCATTTCAAATCCAAGAACGTTTCCTTTAACATTAATATCTGAAATTGCAACGGCAAAATCTCCGTTTATAAGTAAATTGTCAGATACGACTGAATCATCTTTTACAATCTGCAATTGTTCTAGTTTTAATCCAGTAATAAATAACTGTCCAGTAGATGCGCCTCTTACTAGCATATGGACAAATCCATATAAGAAAGGATATTCTGCAGTTATAATCTGAGAAGCCTCTCTCCAGGGTGATGATGTTGATGCTGTGTCCATAAATAGATAAGTACCACCAGAGTTTGTTTCAGACCAGTTATTGTCTAAAATAGCAGCACTATATCCCTGGAAATTAACCTGCGGAGTAACAGAAAAACCAACTGTTTTATAGAAGAAAGATATCTTCATATAATGTTTATTCGTTTGATTAAGCTCAAAACATTGAGTTAAACCATAGTTCTGAGGCATATCAGAAGGCGGTGTCCCTTGCCTTACTTTGGGGTCTGTAGCATCGAGTTTAACCAATTTGTATGGGGTTATATTATAGTATATTGGATTGTCTGTCAATGAAGCTAATTGAGCTTTGTCTTGGTCAGTAGGGTCAATCCATTGACCTCCGGCATCCAAAAATCCTTGATAATTTTCTTTAGGGTCGTTGCCAACTATCGAAACCCAATTACTACCATCATACTTATATAATGTATCATTTTCTTGGACTTTTACCTGTTTGACTCCGATTGAAGCTGCTAAGGCATTTCTTTCTGCAATTGTATTTACATTAACAATTGCAATTGCATAACCTGGCCATTCTGGTCCTCCGCAATACCACCAATCATCAGGGGCAAGGCCTCCACCTCCGGGCCTGATAAATCTATGAGAATCAGTTGGTGCTCCATATCCTGTTTGAAATTCACTACCAACAACTGATATATTCCCTTCTGTGCTTTTCATAAACAATGGGTCATCTATGAATTGAGGATATAAGTCTGTCGCATCATCTGAAAAAGTATTTTTTTCAATATCGTTCAGAAATACAACGTGCTCCCCTTTTGTTATGTCCCAAACAGGATTTCCTTCTAACCATATAAGCTTAATTATAACGTCTCCAAAGTCATTTGTATAAGCAGTTCTAAACTGTCTACCACTACTTTGATATGGAGTAACATCGACTATATGCCAAGAAGGCGGTTCTAATTTAGGATTTGGCGAAGGTAAGTAGTGATTTATGTCTGGGTCACTAGCACCATAATTTGGAGAAGATGCGCCATAACCAACAAAATTAAGCATATAACTGCTATAATACCCTATTGCAAATAACCTGTTTTTGTCTTCAAGGCTTTTATCAATAGTATCAACTGCCAAAGGCCTAACTTTGTATTGGTCATAATAAGTCTTATTTGAATATTCTTCTCTATTAAATTGAAGATATTTTACTGCTTCAAAAATTCTATTACCTGTTGCGAATTTTTGAGTGCCTTCTTCATTATAGGTAAATAGACTTTCGAATAAGATAAAATCGTCTTGATTTAAAACTGGAATTTCTCCAGAATCATTTGCATGGAAGTCTCCATCAACATAGGCTTCTTTTCCGAATACGTGTTCTTGGCTCCAAGCATTTACAATTACCGGTAAATTGAGGTTCTTACAGTATGATACTATTTGATTCTGTAAACTTCTTGATACATGATAATCATATCCAAATTCATCAAGAAATATACCGTCAGCACCAGTAACAACCCACTCATCTGCATAATCTTGCATCGTGGAAATGTCTAATTTTGATGGACTTAATTGTCCAACTGGAATGTATCCGAAAAACTTTGTGACTACATTAATTGTTTTAGTAGCAGCTATAATAGCTGTTGTATTAGCATAGTCAGGATGTGCAGGATGCTCTAATCCATCGCCTATAATGACTATATCATAATTTGAAAATTTTTCTGCAGCGGCTTCTACATCAAACAAACCATTGATTGCACTAAGCCAGCCGTAATAGACTAAAACTCTTTTAAGCATTCTTGCACCTCCTATTCTGCTGCATATTTAAACCAAATATCTCCATTCTGCCCATCTTCTTCAGTAGGGTCAGCCGTAGATACTATAATGTTTCTTACTTGGCGTGTCGCATATTGATTATTAGAATTGGCAGTTAAAGGTCCTTCCATAGTACCACCGCTCTTATCAAGTTTGCCGCCTATTCCAGAAACTTTCTGTTCGAACTCTCCATCCGTTATAGTTCCAAGCAATAGATATTGATGGTCTTCCTCACCGGTAGTTTTTGTGATATTGAATGCAGTTACAAACCTTCTTGTAGTTTCTTCCAAAGCTCTTTGGTCGAGAATTTCGTTTGGAACAGTGTCTTCTGTCTGCTCATTACCAAATCTCTTTAAAGCATCTTCGAAAGTAACTTCCTTTGTCCACATATCAAGATAAATATCTTCGCCCTCATCGGCTTCTATAGTCAATGTTGTAATTTGAAGAATTTCACCATCAATAACGGCTACTTCATCTCGAATAGTAAACACTCCTGCATTATATTCAGTAGTACCAAGATTGAAAATACCATCAGTCAAATAGTTTTTAAAGATGGTTTTGACTTTATTCTGAAATATTTTTTGCATTTCATTTAATTCAGTTTCAAGAACAAAACCATCTCCACTAAAACGAATAGAGGAAAAACCGGCTTCAGGGTTGAATTTGTCGTTTTGGCTAAAATCTGCCATGTTATTCCTCTCCTTTCATTAATTATTGAAAGTAAATCTGATTTGTCTTTCAATCTCCATGCTGCTTGTTTTAACAATCAAACCGTGTGTCTTATGGTTTAAGCAAATGCCAGTATCTGCCGAAGCAGTAGCATTACTACCACCAATGATAGAAAATTCTCTCCAGTTACCGTTACATTCGTCATATGTGAATGTTAATGTAATCAAGATTCTGTTTGTGATTGAGGCAGTAGGGTTACCGCTTCCATCAACATATTGGAATGCACCAGAAGTTAATGCTTTTCTGCCAATCTCTGTTACGAGTTCAACATCAGAAGCAGTAGCAGCTGGAGGATTTACATCATCCCAATCGCTTAAACCGCTACCAATTGCCCAGTATTTGATACCGGCATCGCCTTTCAAAGCGCATGCGATTGCTCTAATGATATCATCTACGATAAGGTTTTTATTCCAATCAGTAGTTTCGACTTTTCCGTCTTTATGACGAATAATATCTCTGAATTCGCCGACCATTAAATTTCTTACATTACTCATTTTGTCATTCATTATAAAATACCTCCTTATTTAATTTGTTTTAATATTAAACCATGCTTATTACGTTTCTTAGCCTTTACTAGACCCTGCTAGAATTACGAAATACCATATACCAATATAAACACATGTATAGGTATTTGCCTTAGGTTAGACTGATTTCTACAGTTAATACCCAAGTTGAACCTGAAGCTTTTGTTCCCATTGATTCTACTTTACGATTAAGATTGATAACCGTAGAAGTATCTCCAGCAGTACCATTGCCGTTTGCCACTGACCACTCGTTCCAAGCAAAATTGGCTTCAGATGAAGCAAATGTAGATTTGAACACTGCCTTTGCACTGGCACCTGACTGCGGATATGTTGCGTCCATAGCTTTATAGAACTTGTTTGAACCTTGTAATCCAGTTTGCGTTCTTACAGCTGCAGTTGAGCTATCACCTACGCCAATAAAGGCATTGGCATTTGAGAATGCTGTTCCAGCTGCTCCACAAACAAGATTCCACAGCAAATTAATACCTTCATCAAGAAGGCTATTGCCGTCCATTTCCATAACCTCAAAAGGCTTATTTTCAATAAAGTCCTTGTCGTTATGAAATTTTTCAAGTTTTGATTTGACTGTCCACTTCTTTACACTATCAAGAGTCATTTTAATTAACCTCCTTTTTGTTTATTTGATTTTCATCCTCAGAATTATATCTATCGATTAGTACCATTTTTTCATCATACTTATCAATAGACACATTCGTAGATACAGTTCCTTTTTCTTTGTCCATGATTTATCCTCCTTATAACCATCCAACTTCAAATTGTCTAACCCAATAAGCAGTATTTGCAGTAGCGCTTCCTTCAATTTTAAACCAAACGTCTATCTCTCCGTTGAATGCGCTAGATAGTGTGTATTCTGCATCGAATTCTGTCCAATCAAATGCAGAACCTGTTGGTAAGTTAACTCTAGTATCTGTACTTCCAACTCTAAGTAACATAAATACTTGAGTATCCGCGTTGTTTATATAGCTTGGGTCTGCTTTAATTGACATTCTAAATCTTACTTTTTTTCCAGAAGCAACTGATACGCCAGTTTGATACCTTAGCATATCGCATACTTGTTGACATCTTATTACTTGACCTCCATCAAGAGGTGTTTGCCCTTCTGCGATTGTAGCACCGTAGTTGTATGCAAATCCTCCACCGCTACCTAAGCCTAGTTCAAGTTTAGAATTATTCATTATCAATGTAATTGTTGGTTCTGCAGAACCTTCATCTAACGTATGCGATTCTGTAGCAGTACCAGAGTCTGAAACACTGATATAAAGCGTTTGAGAAATACCTGTAACTGTTTCTGCAGCTGTACCAGAGTCTGTAGAATTAATAACTCTTGTTTCAACGTTAGAATTCATTGTATCAGTACCAGTACCAGAGTCTGTTTTGGAAATATTGACTGCCTGTGCAGATTTTGTATCAGTACCAGTACCAGAGTCTGTTTTAGCCAAGCTTATCGCTTGTTCATACTTATCATCTAAAGCGTCACCGGAGTCGTGCTTCATTAAAGTATATAACCAAGATGCTAAAACTACTGTCATATTGTTTTCGTTTAAAGTATAGTCTTGTGCTTCTGAACCACTCATGTCATCGAATTTCCAGTATGCTTGTAATCCGGATTCGTTTCCATTTGGCCTATAGTCTTGGTCATCTTCTACTTCTATATCAGACATAGCTCTTGAATAAAGCACTAAATCTCTAACTATTCCATCAAAGAAGTAGCTCGTACCGCCAGTTTTAGCACCAACATAAATACCAGTTCCTCCATCGTCTCCGGCTTCGTCTGTTGCCGTTCCAGATTGTAATACTCCATCGATAAATAATTTTGGAGTATTAGTTCCGTCAAATGTTAAATGTATTTGATATTCATGTTCACCATCAAATACTAAATCGCTTGAAGCAGCATTATAATCAATGCTATATTCTTTTACTTGAGCAATAATTTTATTTCCTAATAATCTAATGCTCCAGCCAGTATTTGATGCAGTAGAAGCCTGAACAATTCTAGCATAGTCATCATTAGATGCTGAAGGTTTTACTTTGACTGCAATAGTTTTAGCTCCAGAACTTAAAGGATTGCTTTCAGTATATGCTCTACTGCTAATGCCATCTAATATTAATCCATAACCGGATGTTAGAGTGTCTTCGATTGTAAACATTTCTTCAAGAACTGTTGGATTAAACACTTCATCTGAAGATTTTATTCTTATAATCATAGGCAAGTCAGATTCTGTAGTCCCTGAAGCTGAGAACGTTTCGTATTCCTTAATTTTAATTAAGAAAGGATTTTCATGTTCGTCAGTACTTTCACCCCAATGCCTGTCAGCCTCTTCTTCAATATCTACATGCATTTGTTCAGAGACAATATCGAATAGATTTGTTTCTGATGTTTTAGATTTAATTAAGTTTTTAGCCTCTTCTATTGGTAAGAATATAATCTTACTTGAATCTTCATCAATTGCAACAGGAATATATTCTTCTCTATAAACATACCTATCATTAAAGTAAGTTACTTCTGATAGAGCATTAGAGAATATTTCATCTTCTGTGATTAATCTTATAATTGTATTTTCTTGATATGAATAATTGAACGGGTTTGAATCTTCTAATGAAGCCAAGATACTTATGTCAATATTCAAATATTCAATATCTGGTTTTACCGTATAAGACTCCAAATCTTTCAAAACAAATAAGTCATATTCGTCTAGTATTGGTGTATAGTCTTCTGGAAGCTCAATACTAGATACTAATAAAAATGGATTTGTATATACTGGTAATACCATTTTTAAAATCTCTATTAAAGCCATGACCATATCGAACTTCAAAATTCCACCAGCGAGTGGTGTTAACTTAATAACTACATTAGAACCTCTATGTTTTTTGCCTAAATACCTTGAGTTATCTGCATTTCCTGCTTTATATGTTCTTGGTGTAGTATATCCTTCTAATTCATTATGTTGATTTGTAGACCATGTTCTAAAAACTTTACTACCAAGGTCAGAGATTTCTGTATCAAAACCAGTTATCTCTTTAGCTACAAATATAACAGATGATTTAGTACCTTTTCTTTTAAATATTTCAACTATATTTTTGATTATTTTTCTTTGGCGCTCAATAGGAAGAGTATAACTATATTCATAACCAAATGTCTTACCAAGTAACTTTAGCTCTTCCTGATTAAGATTATCTACCAAATTTACATCAACCATATCTATAATCGATTGTAGTATCGGTTCTAAACCACCACCCTGAATGGCTTCAAGCAATCTTTTAAGAATAAGTTTTTGCTCGTTGTCTAACGTTCTATAAACAGCTGGCAGGTTGTTATATAAATAGTCTTGGCCTAAGGAATCAAAAATTGTTTCATTTGCCATCCTATTTACCTCCCGTCACTGTAACATTAATTGCAACAATCTTAACCATTTCATTCTCTGCTGGTACTCCTCCGGCAATGTCTACGTCAACGTTTTTAACGTCAACCCATTCCATTAGAGACTGTATTATCTCACCGCTATAAAGCTCTTCACCAAAGCCTAATGTACCAACCTTGTATTGGTTCTGAACAAAGTCTATTATTTTAAGACGTATTTCAGAATTTGAAAGGCCTGGGAATGTATAAGCTGTTATGTTTACTGTATTCGTTCTATAAATCGGAGGATTTATAGATACTCTAGCCCCAATAAGCTTTCTTTCAACAAAGAATGCATAAATCTCGCCAAGTCTTTCTGCAGATATTGTTTCACTGTTTTTAAGTTTTATATACATGTTGACCAATGCACCGCCTGCAGAATCTACAGTAGCTGTTGCTTTCTCAACATCCGGTAATGTGAGTGCTAATTTAATGAAGTCATCCTTTGTAACAGCTCTCCATAGAGTATAAATCTGCGAAGGTGCTTTAGCTTTTGCAGATGCAATTGACTCCTCATCTTCACCGTCGTATGCATCTTCTTGATTTGTTACATAAACATCTGCAATTATGTTGTCTTCATTGTAGATTTGACCTTTAATAACTGTAATAGAGTTCATACTAACGTTGCCAATTTCACCACCGCCAATACGATAAGAAGCGAAAATTCTATAATCGTTTTCAGGGATATATCCGTTAACTCCGTTGCCAAATAATACTCTTGAAGATTTACTTCCATATCTTTCTACGACAAAGTCTTTACCTTCTGAAGAGCTGTTAATGAAGTTATCGATTTCGTCATATTCTTCACCCTCAACATATATTTTAACACCGTCTAAAACCTGTTGATAAGTTAAATTATAGATTTGATTAGAAGAACCGTTGCTATACCCAAGAGTTTCTTCTTTGGTTTCGCCTTGCGTAGCGGTGACTGTTACAGATGTTTGGCCTACTTCTATAATCGCAATTTCATCTGTTTCAAATCTTATAGGGTTAGAGCCTTCAGTTAAACAGACAGTTCTTGCGGGTATTATAATCATTTTATTTACAGGGGCTGTTATAGAAAATGTCAATGTAACTTTAGCTGGTTGCCAGTTTCTTAGTTTGTACCCAAGCATATTACAAATCTTAATGACATTTTCTTTTTGTATAGCACTTTCAAGATACACTTCATTAGAATATCTGTCTAGCGTATATGATAACAAATCACCAACCCATGCAAACAACTCAATCATTGCGATTGCAAATTCTGAATCTTTTTTGTTATTAAGCTCTGGTAGCAGGACTGTCAGTCTGCTTATCATTTCCTGTTTTAGCGAATCGAAATCGCGAGAAGTATAATCAGTAGCCATTTTATCACCTCACTTTCTGTTTATTCAATAATATTTCGAGTATATAGAATATTTGTTATTTGCAATGGTAAGTTAGAGTATTTTATCGTATATACAATTTGAATCTTAATGACTTCTTCTTCTTTAATAACTGTAATTCCGTTTTCTTTTACGACTACTCTTGTTTCGAATTCTGTTATTGCGTCTATAATATACTGCTTAGCAAGCTCTTCGATTATTCTAATATCATATTCAAAAATAATTTTTTTCAAGTCGCAACCAAAGCGTGGGTTCATAACTCTTTCGCCTTTAGCTGTTAATAAAATCTGCTTCATAGAATCTTCAATAGACTCTATAAGGCTTTGAGTATATTCAACAGAACCTTTATAGTCTGATTTTAATGGGAATGAAATTCCAAGTTTAGCCATATTGACACCTCCTATACAGTTATTAATTTAGAAATTCCAGAAATTATTGAAGCAGTCCCATTATGCGGAACTGTCGAATCGCCAATACACTGGACAGAAACACCATTTATTCTAAGTTTATGTGTAGCATTTCCAAGCTTTCCAACTCCAGAATCACAATTATCTTGTTCTGACGTTGCCGAACCTTCAATTGCTACAGAAACTCCATTAACTTTTACTTTAGCACTACCGGATGTGATAGTGCCAGTTAGCACTCCAGCGCCATGAATCGGATTTCCATCTTCATCATAATGCCCTGCATGCTCTCCTGTTGTAGTTCCTCTTATGTTGCTACCAACTAATGCGACTCCTGGCATAATATCACCTCACATCTACAATGCCATTTGGACATTCTAAAATTATATTTCCTTCAGAATGAACAGTAACATTTGAGCCGATAATTATATAAGAACCGCTTTGACCATTTGAAACTTTTATTGTATTTGCTTCATCGTCAAATTCTATAGTATGTCCAGATTTAGTCTTAATCATTTTGACTTTACCATATTTTGCTGTTGCTACATCTGGAACTTCATTATTATCGTTAGGTTTTGTCCACCAAACTCCAGACCAAATTGGATTTGTAGGACAGCCCTGTTCAAACTCTAACCATACTCCAGATTCAATCTCTGGAATCATAAAGAATCCTGTTTCATCAGAACCACCATATGGAAGGCAAGGCCAAGCCCATGGTGACATATCTTTGCCATAAATATCTGGACAGGTAACTCTTATTCTTCCAAGCTTTTCAGGGTCATCTATCTTTTTAACGACAGCCCTAAATTTTCCAAAATATTTTCCTACATTATCTTTGTCAGATTTACTTTTAAATACGTCTTCAGGGTTCATTTCATTACCTCCTATCCAGACACTGTCTAATTTGCCATAAAAACCGTTAATGATTACATATTAGGCACCTTGCGTTTGTTAATCTAGCAGGGTTCTAGGGACGTGCTTTTATGGCATTTGGCCTACTGTTTCTTCTCCAGTTATACCATCAACTATATAAACCTTGCCAGGGTTTTTACTTGCAGTTTTATTTGAACCAGAGCTTTCAGTCGAAGTAGGGTTGTTGATAGGACCTTCGTTTTCGTCTGAAACTTTAGCAGCTTGGCCGATACCATTTCTTGTGCATTCCAATGAAGTCCTATATCCACCACTATCAATTGTATGCCTTACTGTCTTTACATACCAATTTCCAGACCATTTTTTGCCTACACCGAATATAGTTACTAAACCTCCAGCCTTTATCTCTGGTATTCCAATACAATCTATATCTGCTTCAAACCATTTTGTAGTGCCACTTTTAGACTCGCTATTTTTCATTGCCCCAGCGGCAACATTATCAGTTGTATTTGAAACTTTATTATTAGAAGCCCCTTGAACTGGCGTAAATACTTTTTCTTCTTCACCTGTAATACCATTTATTACATAAGAATACTGGCCAAGTTTAGTCGAATTTGTATTGTTTGCCTTAGTAGTAGAAGCAGTTTTGTTTGTAGGGTTAGTTGTAGTAGATGATGCTGAAGACTTTGCATCTTTAGTTTTAATCTTAGGATAAAACTTTTCAACTTCTCCTGCTCCATCAATATAGTAATATAAAGTCCTTTGTGTTTTTGATGAAAAATCTACATTTCTGAAAAATAATTTATCACCATAGACTTTAACTGTATATCCTATTCTATCGCCAAGTCTTTTAAGAAAAGCCAAATTGTCTTCATTTGTTTGCGGAGTATAATCATATCTTGTTTCCACTACTTCAACATCAGCTTGTAACCCCATTTCCTCAGCAATAGAAGTTGCAATCTCTGAGTAAGTCATATTTTCCCATACTCTGCTATGCGTTGCTAAAGGATTTGGGCTATCCTCCTCAACAACTTCTGGTGCCGGCTCTTCAGCAGGAGTCTGAATCTCTTCTTCTTGTCCAGGGATTTTTAAAACCTGCCCAGGATAAATAAGATTTGGATTAGAACCTATGACATCTCTATTTGCATTGTATAAATCTTTCCACCCTGGAAGTCCAAATCTTCTTGAAATTGCAGAAAGATTATCGCCTTTGACTACTGTATATGTCTTTGGTGCAGACGAAGTAGACTCTACTTTGGCCGGTGCAGGAGATGCTGAGGGAGCAGGTGGTGGTACAACTCCAGAATTTATTTGATAGGCTTGAACTTTTATTTCATTTAAGCCTTCGACATCCTTTATTTTTGCCTGCTTAACAGCACTTCTTCTATTTAGATATCCATATTGAAATGTTATAACCCCACCAATATCAAGCATAGGGTCATCTACAAATTGCAATAGAGTATCGTCAATCAAAATTGTCATCATGTCGTCTTTATCATCGACTTCTTCAAATTCAAACTTACTTATTTTATCTGCAAGTTCTGAAGGTGCTTTTTTACCGTCTATTTTAATAGTAAAAAACGGATCGTAAGCTTCAGGAATCATAAATGTCACCTCCAGAAATTCTGCTAAAACTTGGTAATACTAGAATCGTGCCAGGCTCTAAAGCTAAAAATGGATTAAATATATCATTCCAATCACATATGATATACCACCACTCAGGCATTTTCCAATAATTATATGCGATTAACTCAAGCCTTTCTCCATCTCTTACGACATGGATAATGTTGTCATCAAATTCTTTCTTTTTAAGAATCTTTCTTGAGCCTATATAGAAAGCGTTATTATGTTTATACACTTTCGAATTTTCATATCTAGAACCTTGAAATATTGACAAAATAATCCACCTCCTAATAAGATTTTTTAAGCGTTAATGTTAAGTCTCCATATTTTGGCAAACCATCTGGAAAGAAAGCTTGCCATTCTATATTGCAAGTATCGATTATACACTTTGCAGAACCGATTTTTGGCCAGACCCATAACACTTTAGGCGGTGCTACTTGTAATATATTGTCTGACCTTTTTGTATACGTCCTGTCTTTAAACCAAAAATAAATATCAAGAATTCCTTGACCACCTTTTTCATGCCCTAAAGCGCTTAGAAATAACTTAACATCTATTATATCTTCTCCACCTGAAACAAATTGGTAAATAGGACGGTCAAGACCGGGTATTGTAATTGCAGCGTAATTCATTGCCCTATTTACCGAAAATGTTTCTGGATTGTATTGAAAGTATTGAATCTCATTGGTGCTCATATCTACAATGGCACCTTTAAAAACTTTTTCATATATAGCCATTGTTATTTCCTCCTATTCTGCAAATCTACATAATCTGCTGTAGCCCTTGCAACTTCCCTACCATCTATTTTGACCGGTACGGTGATTTGAACAGGAGGTAGGTTTGAACCGTTTTGGCCAGAAGCTCCAGATTGGTTCTGGTTGTTATTGTTGGTTGTATAATTGTTATTTATTACGTTGTTAACTGGAGTGCTTCTATACCCATTTTTTGGGCCATCTAAAACAGGTTCAGGCATGGCTGAGGCAATGGCATTTGCAAATGGTAGCATATGTCGTCCGGATAATGGGATTGCAGCTTCTTTAACATTTGGCTGCTCACCAATACCAATGATGCTTGGTCCGTTGAAAAGACCGCCTGTAGCGTGCCCTTTAACTGTTATTGCATTCCATGCCTCACTGATTTTGCCTCCCATAGAAGACCATACACCTTTGATTTTATCTACTAAACTACCAACCCATGCAAATTTTTCACCAATCCAATTGAAGAATCCTGATGCAGTATCTTTTAATGAACCCCAAACTCCAGCCAAGACACCTTTTATTCCATCCCAAATTCCAATAATCTTTTGAACTACTCCTGCGCAGATGTCTTGAATGTTTTGCCAAACTCCGCCCCAAATCCCTTTCAAAGTTTCACCAAGCGTTGTAAAGTCTCCGGTGAAAATAGCTTTGACTACTGCAACAATTGTTAGAACAATGCCTTTTATTACTTCGAATATCATCATCCAGATTCCTGCAATAATTGTCCAGCAAGTTAAGAATACGCCTACTATTGCAGCAACTATTGATATGACTACATTGACGATACCCCAAATTATACCTATGATTATACCTACTGCTGCAATTATGATTAAGACAACAGCCATTATAGCCTGAAATAAAACGATTCCGATTGTAGCAAATACACCAACTATTCCCCAGAATATCGTTTGTAAGAAAGCCCAAACTTGCTTTCTAAAGATTACGATTAGAACTATTATTGCAATGACTGCAGCTACTATTAAAGCAGCCACCCAAACAGGAATACCAAGAATACCTGCCACTATACCGGCAATCCACATGAATGCAGTCCATAACCATTTGCCTAGACCAAATATCAATTTACCAATCCATGCGATTGCTTTCCAAAGCCATCCTAGTTTTGTAACGATTGTGCCAATAAACTTGGCAACTTTAATTATTGGTGCTATTATTTTCCATATAGTACCTACAGTAGCAAGAATTGCCAAAGCAACACCAATCCAATAACCAACCTCTTTCCAAGCATTGGCATTTTCTTGAGTAGGGTTAATCAGTTTTTGTAAAGCTGGGAAAACTATACCGAATTTTGCAAGTAAAGCACCTAAAGGTTTTAAGACATAGTCTCTAATTCCTGCACCAATAGGTTTAAGAACTTGATTTAGAATAAATGTCCATGTGTCTTTAAAACCTGCCTTAATACCTTCCCATAGATATCTTAATCTTGTATAAACCATAAATAGCGTTTTAACTAAATCCCAAAGCCCTGCATCAACCAGCTTATCATGCAAATCTGCAGATATTGTACCTTTGTCATTAGAAAACGTATGAATTAACTCTCCTAAACCTTGGAATACTAACTTAACCATATTGAAAAATTCTTTAATTTTCTTTATAGAATTCATGAATGCATCTGAAATGCCCATGAAATTCGTTTTAAATGCAAAGTATAAAGTACCAGCAAGTAATAACAAAGGCCAAAGAGTTATTAAGAATTTTAAAAATTCAGCTCTTAGAAGAACCATTCTTGATTTCATTAATGCAACAGAAGCATTGACTATTTGAAATGCAGCACTTAAAATGAATAGTATACCAGTTAGCATTAGAGCTGAACCAGCAACCATAGCAATTGCACTTGCGATTCTAATCAACCAAGGATTCGCTTTAACAAATTTTTGAAGTGCTACAACCATAAGCCCTAAAGCCTTTAATCCTGGGCCAAACATTCCAAAAAGAGACTCACCGATAGACTGTTTTAAGTTATTAACTCTTTGTACGAATACTTCCCATGCATCTCCCATGTTATTTGCTGCTTTTTCTGCCATATCTAAAGCTACTGGTAAGCCTTTTGACATTGCATCTTTTATTTGAAGTGTGTCGTCTTTTAACTGGTCAATATATGGTAGTAAGTTTATAATCGTAGACGTTGCTTCTCTTGAACCAAAAATCTTTCTTAAACCTTCCATAGAATCTGCAGTCAATTTTCCGTATTGCTGTGCAACATTACTAACTACATTATCATCAGAAATTTCCATATTGTTTAATGAAGCAGATATTCCTTTTGCAACCTCTGGGCCAAGTTTTGTTGAAAATATATCTCTTGCATTTTCTAATATATTGATTATAGGCAATAACATGCCTTTGTCATCTGTAAGTTGAATTGGTACATTATGTTTTTTAGCTAATTCAACTGCTCTCGGTGCATTAACTGCTAATGCTCTAAGCTTAGTACCAGCTTCTGAACCTGTCATTGTCTGTTGCAAACGACCAAGTACCGCAAATTGTTCTTCCATAGAAATACCTTGCTGTGTTGCTATAGCAGTTGCTTGAGAAAACGCATCACCCATGTTTTTACCGGTAGCTCTATAGATTTTAACTGACTGTGCCAAAGCACCAGCAAGTTCATTCATAAATGCTTCGTCTGTAATACCACCTCTAGACGGTTTTAAGATACCCCACATAATAGGAACAAGTGATTGTATTTCGTCCATAGTAGATTTTGTAGCTTTAGCCAATACACCTGTGGTTGTTGTCATCTTAGTTACCATAGCATCAGACAGTTCATACAAACCTGATTTGATTTCATAAGCTGTATTTAAGAATGATTCTTGAGTAGAACCAGCCCATGTGTTTGTAAAGTCTTCTGCTGCAGCTTTTAATCTACCTAAATCTTCTACACCAGAAGACGCAACATAAGCCAAAGCCTGTTGCGTCTTTAATGTAGATTTTACAAAGCCTATAGGAGCGGCAGCTGCCATTAAGCCTGCAGCGAACATATTCATTCCTTCAAATGCAGTTGCCATTGCAGTATTGAATCTAGATGAAAACCTTTGTGCGGTAGCATCTAACTGTCCTAGCGAGGCGGCTGCTCTGTTAGCAGGTACTGATGCACCGTCTCTTAAAGATAAAATTATTCCAAGACCTAATGTATTTAAACCCACTAACCTCACCCCTTTAAGCTTTTGATTTGTTTATTTCTTTCTGTTCTCTATCCTTTTCTTCTATTAACCTTTCAAGATACCATGTTCGCTCTTCTTCACTCCACTCCATGACATCTTTATAAGTTATTGTAACCAACCCTCCATAAGCAAGAGTGAAGATTTCCTCTCTTAGCGCTTCTTTGCTTTTTTGGGTAAGAAAAAATCCTTTGTAATAGGAAGTTCAGTTTCGAATACTTCCTTTTCAACCGGACATTTAAGTTCAAGCGTAGTTTCAACTCCGCAATTATGTTCATCCAAATCTTCCTGAAATGCCAATATATCTGCAGCATCAAGATTTTTGAAAAAGTCGATACTCTTAAATGGCATACCTTCAACCCAGTCTGTATTAATCATAACAGAAAGAGTGATAATGTTTTCTGGATATTGCTTTCTTGCTTTCATGATTTCAGCTTCATCTGTGCCGGTAGGAAGGTGATACTTAATCTTAGTGCCACAGACAGGGAATGTAAATTCAATATCTTTTGTAGGTCTGCCATCCAATAAAGTGATTGGCAGTTCGTTAAGTTTTACATTGAACTCATGTTTATCACCACATTCGGGGCATTCTACTTCAAAGGAATACGGCCCTGGATATGTGATTTTTCTGATGCTGATTATAATAAGATATCTATCTCCCTGCAAAGCAGTATCATAATCGAAGCCTTCAGATTTATCAACAATACAGTTTTTGGCAATATCATTGATGCCATCTCCGTCGCGCATAGCCTTTCTATTTGCAAGGATATCCATTTCCTGGGTTTTCATACCTCTCAGTTCAACCCAGTGTCCAGAAGGCAACGGAACAGTTTCGGTCCTGATTTTCTTTTCTTCAGGTTTCTGCTGAATAACTGTTTCTTCACCTTTCTTTTCTAAATTCTTGTCATCTTTCATATTTATTCCTCCATTCTTTTTTTAGACAATGAAAATGCCTTCATAATAAAATATGAAGGCATTGAACATTAAAATTTGAAATTTTATTCTTTTGTTTTAGTTTATTCGATTTTTACGACTTTGCAGTCACAGATACACAATCGATTCCGTCGTTAACAAGAACGAGTTTTTCAACATGCTTCTCTGAAGAGCCGCCGTCCCAGTCATCTACACCGAATGTACTTGGCCAAGAACCATATACGTTCCATGTTTTTCTGATTGTTCCAGCCCTGTCAATTTGATGGATTTGGATATCCTTCTTATATTCAGAGTCTGCAACTCCACCAGAGTTATTTGCACGGTCAGCAATCTTCTTCCACCAAGTAAACATATCTACAGAATCAGTTTCGCCACGCTCTAGAGATAGGTCTTTCGACTTAATCTTACCGGGACTTTTATGAGGTCTTAGTTGCCCACCTTCGTTATATTCAATAACTTCAGCGCTTTCTTCAAGACCATCAGCTTTTGAGAAACCGGCTCTTACAAACCCACCGATTGAAACAAGAAAAGCATACTTGTCATAATAATTTGTTTTATAAGCCTCAGCTGCCATTTTGGTTTACCTCCTTCTTTAAAATTAAGACTCTGTTACAGATGAGCCGCCATCCCACTGGTTGATACCGATTTCAACGAACTCACCAGGTTTAGATTCAGCTACACCAACATCTAAATGTACTTCTCCGGAATCGATAGTAGCCAAAGTGTTGTTTGTAGTATCGCAGACAACATAATAAGCTAATTCCGATTTGCCGGTTCCACCATCATTGAAAGCGCCCTTCTTATACTCTTTGTTTAAGAAAGAGTCAGCTAGCAACTTCAACTTACCCCACAGAATATTATCGTTCGGTTCAAATACTGACCATTTAGTTCCCTTTTTCAAGGAAGAACCAATGAAGTTGAAATGCAACCGATTGTTAATATATCTCCATAGAGCATCGGAAGACGTTGTTCTTGCGCCCCATGCAACGATACCTTCAGTGAACGATCTGATAACGTTGATACCATTAGGGTTAAGCTCTGATTGCTGAGTATCATTGATGATTCTTTCAACACCGATTGCTGTTTTAAGTTTACCATCTTCAATACCAGCTGGAGCTTTGTGAACGCCTCTAGTACCTGCAACTCTGGCATAAACGCCAGCCATAGCCGCTGAAGGAGGCATCAATTTCTTTGCTGCAGTAACTGGGTCTTTAATGTAATACCAAGGGTAATACAAAGCGCTGAATGCGTTGTCAATTGCAGCTTCACCAGCATAATCACCAGTTGCCAATTTGAATTCTTTTGCTTCAAGATAGTCAAGACCTGCAGGAACATCTCCGATATGGAATGACTTCCTTGCCTGTGCATATGCTGCTACAGCGTTTAGAACTGCTCTAGAAGTAACACCAGGGATTGCAATGTTGAGATTTTCATCAACATAATCAAGTGCATATAGACCGGTATAGCTTACAGGGCTGCCAATATAATCATTGTCTGAAATATTAGCTAAACCATCAGAACCACCAGTCAATGCTGCTTTTACTACAGTAGCCGGAACTCCAGCAGCAAGTTTAACAAATGTTACTGCATTCGGTGCAGTTCCGATCGTAATACCATCCAAAGTATCTACAGTTTGCTCGTCAAGAGATGCAATTGCATTAGCACCACTTCCTTTGTAAAGTTCAACTTTGAATTTAGAAGCGTTTGCAGAAGTAGCTGCAGCAATTGTGATTTTCAAATCACTCTCACCTTCTACTACTCCATCTACCTGTAATACATCTACAGGATTTTCAGCTGCTCCATCGTTTAGTTTGACGCTTGCTACTTTGTTTGTCGCAGTATCTGCGTCGGCTACATCTGTGAAATGAACAGTTCTTACAGCATAGCATTTAGCACCAGCGCCAGCTTCAATGAAAAATGTTTCTACTGCGTTTGCCAGCCAACCATTGCTGATATAGCTACCGAACTTTTCAGTATACTCGGTGAAGTTTGAAACAAGAATTGCTTCACCAACAGGGCCTTTTTCTGCGCAGCCAACAAAAGCTGCAATTCCAACTGAAGCGCCATCGATAGGTTTAGCGCCTGCAGAACCTTCGTTGATATAAACGTTTGGCGTTTTATGTGACATTAGCCGTTACCTCCTCTTTCTTAATTTTTGGTTTTGACGAAGTTGCTGGCGCAACTTTCACTACTGGTTTGGAAGTTACCATAATCATCTTCCTCTTGATTTTTGACTGAAGGTCTGGAGAGTCGAAGTCTTTGTCTTCTACCAAATCCTCTGCCAGCGGTGCAAGATGAATTGACCTGTCTTTAGTCAAATTAACGACTAAAGGAAAATTATTCTGATTTTTAATTGTATACATGCTCATAACCTCCCATCTATATTTTATTTTTGGTTAACGTTAAGATTAACTCCTGCAGCAATTTTACCTATAGTTTCTTCACTAGAAGAAAATTCTATTCCCTCAATAACAAAACGACCTTCATATTTTGTCAGGTTCGAAACATTAGGTCCTCCAGTCTCCTCCACCGGATTGATAAGTGTCATGTTAAATATCTTACTCTTTTCAGGTTCTTCATCAGGCTCTGATACTTTAATCGTTAATTGCTTATTTGTAGAAAAGAATGAAATAATTTTAGAAATAGTCCTAAGGCCTTCAATATCTCCTTCTGAATAAACAATCAACTTAAAATAGACATCGCATATCTTTGGCATTGCCCTTTTTATAAAAGTCCCAGCCTCTTTGTCTACAATAATATCTGGGACTTCTGACCTGTATATCAAATCTTCACTAATTTCGGGACCTCTTAAGAAAAGAGCAGGATATTTTTGGTCCCTACCTGATGCTAATTCAATGAATTCAGAACTAGCATGAAATGAAACGTTATTACAAATGCTCTGTTTCATTTTGTTTGCAATAGTAACAACTGCATTAACTAAAATTTCACTCATTGTTTAGCTCCTCCTTCCTCTGAAGAAGATGCCTTCTTAACCGGTCTTGTAAGTAGCCAATTATTGATTGCATCTGCATATATTTTTACAATTTGGTCTTCGCATTGCTTAAGAACTGGTTCAAGAAATGGTCTTGCCGGTACATCCAAATGTGTTGTACTCTTTTTAAGAGGCCTGCCTTGAGCTGCAAAGTAATTTCTTAACCTATCTGTAACATTAATTGTATAACCTTTTTCCATACCTGCAGCAATTAGATTTATGTCAATTCCATATCTATTCCTTGCCCCTACAGGTATTCCAACTCCAAAAGATGCATCTTCGCTAACCTCTATAGTAAGCGAATTAATCAAATCTCCATGCCTAATTAGAGCTTGGTTTGATTTTACAGAACCAATGCCTTTCAGCTGTGATTTTTCTATAATTGTAAGCTCGTGAAGTGCAGGGAATGCCTGCCCACCGGGAGCCTGATTTCTTATGCCTTTTTTTATTTCTCTCAATACCAATAAAGCTGCTTTTCTTGCAGCTGCTTTCAAATGAATCCTTAAGCGTGGGGAGGCATCTTTAACAAACGCCCTTAACATTGGCCAATCGCCTTCTAAAATACAATGCCCAAATTTAGATGCCATTATATGATACCCCCTAAAGGAACTGCATTATCTTTAAGATTTAGAATGAAAAGCGTGTTTTGACCATTCAGAAAGCCGCTTGGCCTAACTTCATCTATAATTAGGTTTGTTGTGTTTCCTGCAATAGATAAAACTATATCACCCTTCTTAAGATAACAACCAACTGTGGATTTTATTTCCTCCCAATCTTCTATAGAAATAACGATTCTAGCATCAGTCTCCAAGCTGTTGTTGTCATCATTAAATACCCATTTATGAAATTTTTTATTTCTATATTGAGCAATTTCTTCTAATAGAATATTGTCACTGTACTTATTCCCTCCGGGCTCTTTTGGTTGTCTAAATATTTCATCATATTCAGTAGACTCTTTGTCAGGAAATGAAGCAGCATTATCTTCAGTTATTAAAACCTTGACTTCGATATCCATTTTATTCATTCTTAATGGCATGTTGCTTCACCTCCTTATAAAAAGTCTATTGTTAATTCACCTTCAAGATAGTTTTGAAGTATCTTATCTACTTCAGGAACTCCAGTACTTAATTCTCCGCTTTGGAAGAGTTCGTACTCATAGTCGTCAGTCTTCTCAGACTTAATCTTGCCGCCGATTTGTTTTGAAAGCACTCTATGGTGCTTTATAAGTGAATTTACTGCTTGTTCTATATCGATAGGGACTTGACCAAAACATACAGTTTCTGTTCCGGATATGATAGGTTTCATGTTGAGTTGCTTATCTATTAGGACTTTGTTGTTTTCGTAATCAATTGAATTTGCAATTAGAATCTTATTGTCAAATATGAATATATCACGAATCTCTAATTCAGAAGCATCTTCTACATAGAAAAATTCAGAATTTTCTTCAATGTCTGACGTAATCTTAACTGCAACCTCTTTTTGATTTTCGATTTCTCCAAAAATAGCATCAACCTCAACATTCCTGACCCCGTCTAGCAATCGTTTTTCGAACCTTATTATTTTACCTATGGCCTCGTACGAAAGCTTATCTAGAGCAGTTCTAGATTGGTCTGAGTTTACAATATTCACACCAATTAGTTTAACAATAGGAGGCAAGTTAGTTTTTATGAGCTTACCTCCTCCGTTAAACCTCGGCTTTTGGCTTACAGGAACAAACCAGATATTGAGAAGTTTGGTTATCATCCTTGAATATTGTTGTATCAGTCTAGAAACCTCGCCATCAGACATTTTGGCCTGAGTTATTCCACTATCTCTTACTGATTTAATTGTAGAATAGGCGAGTGTTATCATAGTCATCAATCCTCTTCATCATGTTGGTCGATATGAGCCTTTAAGTCTTCCAAGTCTTTGGCTTTATAGCCGCAGAGTTCGCAAACCAAAGGGTCCTTTTCGACTTTTGCTTTTTTCTGTTTCTTTACTCCAGAGCCACCAACGATTTCTGTTTTATCGGCATCTGTATTTGCAGTTACCGGTACAGAAGGGGCTCCATCTGTGTTGTCCTTTTTATCTTCATCAGACGGGTTTTTATCTGTGATGTCTTTTTGAACTTCTTCAAGAAGAGCACCTACATTAACGCCCGCTTTCCTTTTTGCTTCTGCTTCGATCGCACTCTTTTCGATAACCTCATCGCGGTTCGCAATGTGGGGTCGAAAAGTCACAATAGTTCTTGCAGCTTTCTTATCCGAATCGTTTATGACCGCATTTCCTTCTTCATCGCATTCATAAAAAAGTTCAGGATAAGCTCTAAACTTACTTGCATCCTGTTCATCAGTTACATAAACAGGTTTGCCTTTATAAAACGCATATCTTCTACTTGAAAGGCCCGTAATCTTATAACTATGAGCCGTTAAAAGGTCAAAATAAGTTGCCATTTTCACGCCTCCTCGTTAATTGTCTTCTACAGTAAGAACTTCGAATTTTTCTTCGGCAGTTACTTCTTCTGTAGTTATTGCATAAGCTCCACCTGTAAGAGTGTTGCCTGATTTTGTGATTCTTGCACCGCCATTTACTGCAATTGTTAAAGCATTACCAGCCTCTCCAGCTGTTTTGCAAGTAAGAGTGATAACGCCGGCCTCAACAGATGCGTCTAATGCTACATTAGCAATAGTTCCATCGCCATACTCATCTGTCTTTTCCTCACCGTTGATTGCTTTTTTAAGATTCAATGCACAGGCTGTAACATCTGCGCCGATTTTTATATCATTTGCAGCCGCAGGTAAATCTACGAATTTGTATGTCTGACCGCCAACTGTTACTGTGTCATTTGCGCTTGGGACATCAGCTATAGTGACAGTTCCGCTTGCTTTTATAGCAGCAGTTGTTATATGAACATGCGCATCAAACGATGCTTTGATAGACTTAAGGTCTTTAGCGATATCTGTCAAGATACCTTCGAGCTTTTCCATGTTTGACAGGCCTTTGCCTATACCTTTTTTCACTTTTGACATGATATTTTTCCTCCATTCAAATTTTTCTTAATAATCAAAAGGGCCATTAGCCATTGACGACTAATGGCCCCTTAAGCCGAGTCAAGCTTATCTTAAAATAGATCGCGTTTTCTGAGGTTAATAGCTTTTACAACCGCATCGTCATTTTCAATGCTGAAGTCTACTTCGTTATAAATAACGGTTTCAACTCTGTCGTAATCCTTATTGAACTCAGTGTAGATTCTGGTTGTACCTCTCATTGCAGCAATGAAGTTCTTAGGATTTGCCAACCAGATGAAAGAACCGTCCTTTGTAGTTGTAAGAGAACCGCTGTTTGTACCAGCATTATCTCCTTCAGAAAGACCGATTTCATCATAAGCATCATTTGCAACTGCCTGAAGGCTGATAGCAGAAGACGTACCAGTTGTTCTGGATTTAAGAACCAAACGGCCATGAGTATCATCAGAAGCGATGCCAGGAATTGCAGCGTTGATAACAGCGGCAATAGCACCAACTCTATGTGTTCCAGCCGGAAGAGTAATTGTAACAGCAGCAGCACCGTCAACGGCAATCTTAAGCTTATCGTTTTCACCAGCAATTATTTCAAACGGGTCAGGCTGAGTACCGATAACAAGAGCAGCTTTGCCGGAATAAGATGTTACGTCTTTATTGTCAGGAAGCAAAGGAACTTCAACAAGCGGAATACCGTAAGGAGATACGCTGTTGCCATTCAATGCGTTGTCGCCAACTGCAGTGCCTCTGTCAGATAAAAGGTCCATCCAGTCAATAGCGATCGACTTAGAAACGAACCATCTAAGAGCTGGGTCCTGCAAGTACTGTTGAGGCATCATTCTAATCATTTCGGCAAAAATACCTTTTTGAATAGTAGCGCCACCAACATCGAGAATGTGAGCAGATTCGGTAAGTTTATCCCAACCGTTTGACCTCTTTAACAAGCGACCAAATACATCTGTTGCGCCGGTATACTTTGTTCTGTCACCCTGAATAGCCAACAGCTCAATGTCTGTTGAGATTCTGCGAGTCATACCCTGCATCATCGTAGTTTCAAAACCCTGCTGTTCAAGGTTTTCAGTAAGGGTTTCAGTTGTGATGTTCCAGCTGGACTTTAACTTCTTTGTCTGAATGTGAATCTGTCCTGTAGCCACCTTTGCGTTGTTTGCTGTTGGGTCGTTTTCCTCAACAGAAGAAGTTACAGGTTCACCGATGTACAATTTGTCCAAAGTCATTTGAGACTGGGACAGTCTTTCAAATCTTACCATAGGGAGCATTTTTCCGTAATCCCTTACGTAGGTTAAGAACTGCTTCTGACGTTTAGGGTCAAGCAAACCGCCATTACCAAAATCAGAAGTTTCGATAGTCTTCAGGATTTGTTCCTGAGAGCTTGTCATTCCATTTTTAGCCATTGTTTTCGTCCTCCGTTTCATTATATTTTCGATTTTTAAAATCAGCCGGAAGAGCATCCGTTATGAATCCCTTCCACATATCGTTATCCTCTGAATCTTCAGCGGCGGCTGTCTTTGTTTTCTTGGTTGCAATAGAATTTTCTTGTCCTTCAAGACTCTTGCTTTTACCAGCAGCATTTTCAAGCTTATTAAGCTTGTCTTGCAACGGTGATACTTGGTCTTTAACGACTTCGCCGATAACTTTTCCAAGAGATGCGGCTAAATCTTTAACCATTTTCTGACTTCCATTAGTAACAAGGCTACTAACTTCTTTCATAATAGAATCTTTGAAAGCTTTTTGATCGAATGTGTTTTCAGTACCTTCGGTTCCTTCACCTTCAGTTCCTTCTTCTCCGCCTTCACCTTCAGAGCCTTCGCCTTCAGTTCCTTCGGAGCCCTCACCTTCTGTTCCTTCAGCGCCTTCAGTACCTTCTCCATTGCCTTCTGCTTCGCCGTTATTGCCATCAGTACCTTCAGAGCCTTCGCCGTTTTCAGCCCCTTCAGCAGGAGTTTCATTACCTTCTTCACCAGCTTCGTTGGCCGGTGGTGCAGGAGTCTCTGTGGTTGCTGTCGGATTTTCAAGACTCTTTAAAATTGATTTTAAATCATCAGGTAAATCAGAATCTTCAAGAGACTTTAAAACGTCTTTTGCGTCCTGCAAAGTTTTGCGAGCGTTTAATACCTTTGCGTTTTCAGGCTTCTGTTCGTCCTCGTTACCTAAGAAAGAATTAACTGCTTTGGTAATAGCGCCAACCAAACCTTCTGTTCGCTTGTTATTTTTGGCCATCTTAGTACTTCCCCCTTTCTCTATTGATTTAACAACTTCTTGCATGCGTGGTTTATTTTTGAACTTTGCAGTTTCAAAATTCAAACCGTTTACATTTAAAATGTCATTTTTATAGTATGCGGTTATTTCAGTAGAATCAAGAATTGCATCTGCAAACCCCAGTTCTACAGCTTCGGCTCCTGTCATCCATGTCTCTGCATTCATCATTTCTATAATTTCATTAATAGGTTTTCCTGTCTTTTCAACATACGCGTTTGCAATTGAATCTCTAATCTTATCGAGAACATTTGCAACCTTGCGCATTTCAACAGAATCGCCCCAAGCAATTGTAGAAGGGTTATGAATCATAATCATTGCATGAGCTGGAGTATAAATCTTATCGCCACACATTGCGATGACTGAAGCAGCAGAAGCAGCAAGACCATCAACAAAAACATTCTTTTGAATATTTTTTTGACTCTTCATATAACTAAGAATTGCAGCTGCTGCAAAAACACTACCTCCACCAGAATTAATCCTTATGTCAAGAACTTTAATGTCACCAAGAGATTTAAAATCCTTAATAAAAGAATCAGCAGATACATCCTCTTCATACCACCGGTAGTTTACAATGTCTCCATAAACTAAAAGTTCTCCCTTAGCAGGGTCTTTGGCTGACATTTTAAAATCCCAAAATTTTTCTGGCTTTCCTGAATTATTTTTGGCCATTTCTTCTCCTCCTTTCATATTAAATTTTTCTGGCTTAGATAAGCCAAGTGATTTTGCAATAGTACCAACGAATCCAGTCCTGTTGTTTGCAGCCTTGTTTGGGCGAGTTACTGCAATATGTTCTAAAATAACATCGTCAAGGACCAAAGTCCAGTCTTGAACAACTCCACCATCAGAGTCTAAATAAACCCTTGGTTCCCAATAATATGGGCTTTCATTTTCTGGATTAGGATATCCACCAATAGAAAGTTGTTTCATGCACTTTTTGTCTTTGACGTCATTATATAACGCTCTTGCCTCTGGATATTCAAAATTTAATTCAATTTCTGTTTCCAAAGCCTTAGCGCCAAGAACATCAGGACTATCTATAACTTTACCGGAGGTAACAATGCCTATTTCAAATGCATCCCAATGGTTTGGGAGCAATCCAACTGTATGTGGAGATTGAGTGTTGATACAATTGGCTAAACCGTTTAAGCAATTTTCAGACATTCTTTCGTCGTGATAGTCTTTTTCTGTATCTGTAGCAATTGCTTTAACATAGTGTTTTCCCGTCGCTTCATTTTTCCATGCGTCTATAACAGAAGCATTTATATTAAAACGACTAAGTTCTGTAGTGCCGTTTGCCATTTTTATTCCTCCCAACTCTGAATTATTTTGTTGCCTTGTATTGTGTAAATAGGGATTTCACTTGTCTGTGGTGATTCTATCAGCTGATACCCTGCCTCAAACTCGTCTATCTGTTCATCAGTAGGGTTTATATAATACTTTTCATTATGTTTTAAAAATGTAACTTGTTTTAAATTATTATCTTCTAAAATATATCTCATAATAAAATCTCCTTAAGCTGCTATTCCGTTTGATACTACAAACGGTAAATTTACATCACACCATGCTTTTGTAGGTTCATTTCCAGCACCAAAAGTTGTGGTTAGGTTTACAATCATTACTTCTTTAATATTTACATCTGCCCAACCGCTTGTTGCTCTGTTGATAAAACGCAAATTATAGTTTGATGCTGACTCTGTTGCTGTACCAATAGCTGATAAGGTTTCGTAATTGCCACTTCCGCTGTGAAATAACGATGTAATTGTGGTAAATGGCGAAACACCTTTATAAAACTGACATTCCAGTTGGTTATTCAGTGTTTGTACTCGTGCAAGGACATAATACTTGTTTCCATTTGTAACACTTAAAGTTGGCGAGATTATTCGGCCGTTTGTAGCGGTTGCTAAAAACGTCCCTACATTGTTTTGCACAATAAAGCTACAACCAAAAGGAACCCACCACGATGTATTAGCAAAATTGCCATTTGTGATAATATTGGCATATGGCACTCTAGTATTTAACACACCTATTAGTGCACTTCTTCTACTCATATCTTGTTCACCATCCAAACAAGCTTATCTAATACCCACGAACCGTGAAGCTCATAGTATTTGTTTGCTTCTACTGTAGTCCATGCTCCGTTTGTGCAGCCATCACCTTTATAAGCCCATTCAGCCGGAACTATTATTGTCGGTGGCGTTATGCCAGTTTTAAATCTTACAATATACATATGGTCTGTGCCGTCTGTGGGTTTTGTTGCTGTAGTAAACGTAAGCGAGGTTAAAGTATTAACACATTCTTTTATACAACTAGTCGTAAATGATATTAATGGCTCTATTGATGTTAATGTTTCTAAAAATAATTTTATTTTAGCTCTATACAATTTCATTCAATATCACCTGCCTTCGTTAAGATAAGTCACTGTTATTTTAGAGTCAACAGAACCTTCTCTGATAGCTCTAAAATTAGTCATTTCTGACGAACTTTCTAATTCTATTATATCACCGACATATGCAATATGCCCAACAGTAGAAGTCGGAAAACCGCCATCAACTCTATATCTCAATGAAGCAGCTTCAACTGTAACAATAGCCTTGTTACAAGAACCAAGTTTTGCTTTAGTTAGTGCTATGCCATTGACTGTATTGCCGATAGTTAACTGTTCAAAATCAGAACCACCATAATTTTTTGACATTTTATCCACCTCTTTCATATTTATAAATTTTCTATAGTAATTGGCTATTCATCGGTAGTGCCTAAATCTACAACGACATTATCAAGACTTCTATCAATCATTTTCTGTATCGATTGGATAATTAGGTTAGCTGCATCATTAGGATTAATATGCCTGCCAGAGTTATTCTGGCCCTGATTGTTGGCATTTACATCGTCTGGGTTATTGTTATTATTACCCTCGCCTTCGCCTTCACCAGAAGAGTTCTGGCCATCACCTTCATCGCCTTCGTCTTTCTTTATTTTTCCTTTATCTCCACCAAGAGCTTTACCTTGCTCTGCTGTAAGTCCCATTTGGTATTCAACAAGACCTATTTGAATAGGCTTATCTGCCCAGTCTTCTTTATACTCTTCTTTACCAAGTTGATGTCTGATATCATTTGGAGTAATACCGCCGCCCTGTAAGTATCTTTGGAATATGTCAGCCATATCTAATTCGCCGAGTGCAGAAGGCCTTTCAAACTCAAATTTACATAACTTTGCGCCAAGGTCTTTGCAAATAGTCTGATTAATCATGAATTCTTTAACTTTCGCATCCGGAATAAATTCCTGATAGTTTGTGATTTCTCTTAATACAGAGGCTGTAGCCCTATTAACAGTTCCTTTAGAACCAAGGAATACTTCGCCAATACCGAATGCTTCTCTAATTTCTTCATCATTTGCGTCCCTATATTTAATAAAGGAAGCATCATCTGTTTGACCAACAGTTAGAGGTACAACTTCGATTTTAACGTTTTGATTAGTCATATCGCCCATATTTTTAGCTTTCGCTTGAAGAATCATTACTCTATGAGCATTATCAACGCCTTTACCTTCATTGTTAACAAAATCTTTAATATCTTGAATTGAACCAGTAGTCAATTGTCCATTTGCAACAGTTATTGCCAATCTTGGAGTTGCATCATTCTTAAAGAACGCCAAATTCCTTCTTGCAGATAGCTTATTTCCAGCAATAGCATCCGCAGTACTTACGTATCTTGGTATTCCATAATATGAATCTCTTGGAGTATAAATCTGTAATGGTATGATTTCTGAAGCCCTTTTTGCATATTCAATTGAATTCTTAGGCCCTGTTGCGCCTGTTTCGCAATCCATATCAAAATCGCCATTAAATATTTTGAAAAATACCCTTTTACCATCACGAGACTGTACAAAACCTTTTCTGTTTCTTAAAACTCTTACTGTATGTCCGGCGACGTGATAGACACCTTTAGGCTTTCCATCTAAGCCTCTTGTGACCTCAACATAGCCATTTCCCATAGCTTCTTCATCGATTTTTGCCCTAAACCAGATTTCCTCAAGCGGTAGAAGCGGGTTGACGTTATTGAAAAACTCCTCTAACATTTCTTTTTCCTTTTCAATAGCATCCCTTTCAGCCTTCTTAACCTTTTTAGTTATAGGTTTTTTTGGTGTAATCTTCCAGCCAAGACCAACAGTATTCCTTGCATAAGTTCTTATAAGTTTTGCCAATCTTGTATTAATTTCCATTAAAGTAGCCCATAAAAACGGACTATATGGCGGTTCTACTGTGTCTGGACCATATAAATCTTCGTCCTCTGCTGCCTGCTTGCTATCGCCGCCTGGACTCGGCTTCTTTATCTTTGTTGTTTTAGATTTCATAACAACAGATTGAAGCATGTCTTCAGTAGAAAGCTCAGAAATAATCTGACTAGACTCTAGTTTAATGATTCTAGAGTTGGTATCTCCGTCAGTAGCACAGTTTTTTCTGATTTTTTCAGCCATTAATCTCCCTCCTTCTAAAATTTATAAACTTCGCTTGCATCTTCATCGCTAGTTGGTGGGTCCCAATCTGCAATTTTAGTGCAATTGTAAGCCACACCAGCTTCTGCATCACATAAGTCTTTAGAACCGCCCCTTGGATGGTCTACTTTCTTATTTTTGATTTTCTCAAGCTTTTTAGCCTCTTTATTTCTGTGGTCTTGCTCATAAGTATGAAGTCTATGCTCATTTAAAGCCGCTTTCCATTCTTCATATGGAGCTAACGTCCTATCAAGCGACAAATACTCAACGTTATAGCCCTTCTTACGCAAGATTTGCATATTGTCTACACTCTGAAAACCGTCCATTGTGATAAGACCAAGTGGAAAGCCTCTTTTGGATAGCCAATATATCATTTCTCTTATGTCCTCAATCTGAATAGGCTCTTCTTTAGTACCTTGGATTCTCATTAGAAAGTCAATCCATGTTTCTACTCCACCTTCTTCAGTAAATCCTTCTGGATGCCCCATACAAATACCGCAAGCATCACCGGTGATTGCAAGGTCAATGTGCAGCGTATGCCAAACCTTTTTATTGATTGGGCGGAACCACTTCTTAAACATAAATGGTGCCCTTACTGGGTCTACTCTGTTGAAGTCAATACTTTCCTCAATTACAGATTGATTCTCTATGAATGAACTGATAGCATCCGATGGCCAACCTCCCAAATCTCTTTTAGAACCTTCAGGGTTCTTATAAAAATCATCATAATACATCATTGGGATTTTCTGTATCTGAATATCGTATAACTTAATTGCTGTCTCCCAATTGTTTCCAGCACGCTTAGCAACTTTATCTCTATCAGCCAACATTTCCTCTTCAGTCCTGAACACCTTACTGTCTTCTAGATGAAAATAAAACATCGGACCATTATATTCTGGATATTTTGCATGCCAATGGCTTCTTCTTCTAACCATTACGTTTTTCAAGTCATTGTCATTAACGTCTTTAATTCTTCTTTCCAAGAAGTCTGTACTATACATAGGAGAACCGCCAAGAACTATCAAACCTTTATCCATAAAACGAGATGTTACCCTTCGTCTTATGATATTATAAACATCTTCTACATAATCCTTATTTTCAGTATCTCTCCATAATGTAGCTTCATCTATAATTCCGCAGAATAGGTTATATCCAAGAGGTGCCATACCTGATGAAGAACCTGGGATAATGTATATGTTCTTATATATTCTTTTCTCTGCCTTCTTCATATTCTCTGGACTAGGGTCGAACTGTAATTCTGACCTAATTCTTGGATTTGGCGGATAATGTTTTTGGAACCAAGGGCTATAGTCAACCTTTGATTTTATTTCACCGAACACAACTCTCTTAGCCTGTGATGCAGAAACAGACATGTTCATTATTGCTATCTTTGACCCTGGGGCTAATCTGAAGAATTTTTGCGGATTTCTAAGACAAAGCAGTTTGTATGCCATATATGTCGCCAATATAGACAGCTTAAAAGACTTACCGCTACCAATAGCTTCATCAAATATGATTTCTTCATGCTTTGGCTGCATGTCTTTGGGTTCACCAGGGAACGTATCTGCTAAGTCCTGTAATACTACTGGATAAATCTCTTCTCCTAAATTCAAATATTCTGGACTAGTACAAAATGTTTTAGGGTCTACTGGTTCGAATTCCCATACTTCGTCAAAGCTTTCCCCTTCTTCTATTTGTCTGTTTGTTTCTGTTTCAAAAAAATCTGCCATATCATTTAGAGCAGATTCTAAAGACATTTCTTTTTGTCCGTCATTCTTTATAGAATCGACTATATCTCCCATTAAATCATTCATAAACCCAAACGGCATATCGTTGGATTTTTTGATTTTATTCGCCACTTCTACCACCTCTCTGCTGTCGATTAAATAGAAATTCCTCTTGGTCGAATAGAGGCTCGCCTTGTATGACTGCATCATTCACACTAGAATAAAATAGTATGAACTCACCAAACTTATCATTGCATATGCTATGGATTGTTACACTATCATCGTTTTCGTTTATCCAATCGCATAAACTATATGGTTCTTTAAATTTTTGATATCGTAATTTCACTTAATTCACCTCCAAATAATTTAGACCCTGTTAGAATTTGAGTATTTAAGGTCCATGAATTTATATTAGGTACCTATCGAAATTAATTCTAGCAGGGTCTGGCATGGTGTGGTTTTGCTCTTGTAGCTTGTTTAACTCCATAACTTGAATTTCCATTTGCCACCCTTTTAAAGATATTTAATTACTTCTTAAAATCAACAAAGTCTGTTAACTCCTTCACACCGGGGTGATCGTGACAGAACACAAAAGCTCCAGTATTCTTAGATTCGCCAATTGCCTTCTTTTCGCTTTCTGTTAGCTTAATCAATATTGGTTCGTCTTTGCTATTGATGATTTTATCTCCAATTTTGACTATCATAATCTTCCCTTCTTTCTTTTAAATATTCTTGCCTACCCTTTTTGTTCCGAGATAAGATTAATTGGTGTATCTCTTCGATATACTTTTCGTCTTCTGCAACCCTCATATGTGAGCGTAATAATCTTTCGCTCTTGGTTTTTGGTATTCTGCCTTTTATCAAATTATCACGCATTACATATGCCATTCTTTGGCTTTTTAAATGAGTGTGGGAGCTACGCCATGCCTTTTTTGTCTCTAAAGGATTGTTTTTGTCTACAGATTTCATCAAAATGTGTAATTTATGCTCATTGATTAATTTCCAGCCAAATTCATCCTTTACTACTCTAAAATCACTGTCTCTTAGCATAAAATCACCCTTCAATCTTGTGTTTTAGTTAAATACACCTCCCAATATAATTCATTGAAATTGAAACTATTTTAACTATTTTGCGTTCTTTTCTATTCAATCGGTGGTAAGTTTGCAATCCCGTTTGGCATATTTTCAGTCTGTCCTGCGATATTCCTTAAGTCTTGTGCTATTGCAATTAAAACTTGTGGGTCGTTTACATGTTTTTTGACGCTTGAAAACATATATTTAATCAATAATTGCAGCTTTTCAACACCGATACTGTATCTCCTTGCCTCAATAATTTTCTCCCTTTTATCCATATTATTAAATATGGAAGAAAGTGTTTTTTCAAGCAAGACTATCTTATCTGACTCAATCATCTGGCTATCTTCTATCCTTGAAGGCAATGTTTTTAGATAGGCTAACTCAAATTCTAATTTCTCTAAATCAGGGTCAGCCTTAAAGTCTTCAATTTTCTTCAAAACCTCTTCTTTCATATACTTAGAAGTTCCACCGGTGACGATAGGGTGGCCGGGACGCTTACGAAGACCTGCTTCTACCCTTTTCTTAGTACCCGCACCATGAACGGTACATACTTCATACCCTTCTACAGCCCTACGCCTGCATTGTTCTTGCGTAGACTTACATTTCGCTTTACATTGTGCCATATTCTCCACCTCTTCTAATGTTTTTAATACCACTCTACCACCACATGCGCAAGTAGTACTGTATACCTTCCAATTCTCATTACTCTTTTGTTCGTCTTTCGGGGCTAATTCGCCACAAGATTCACAAATCATCACCATTTCTGGTACTTTACGTTTCTTTTTCACTCCTTTTACACCCCTTTACGACTATTTCGTTGTTGTTGAATACATCATTTACAGTGCTTCTATAGGCAATTCTACGCATTAAATTGTGCATATCTGCAGTAAATATGTCTTTTCTCTGCCATAATTCTTTCTTTCTAGAAGCACATCTCTTGGTAAAATAGATTCCTTCGAATACAAATCCATCCCTGCCCCATTCTATTCTATAGTTATCTAAATCTACCTCTATAAGACCGATTTTATCTGGAATCTTGTCTATCGGAATTATCCCTACCGGTGCAATGACGTAAGTATATTCGCACTGTGTGCAGAAACCATTGATAAAATCGCTATACGAAGCCTTAGACTCTATTCCCATAGACTTATAATTTTCTAAATCCATGTGCCTCGTATTTATCAAATTGCCTCTAATCCCTACAGCATCGATTATTATCTTACTCACTGCATTCTTATTGAACCACGGATACGAGTCTAAATATCTGTTGTATCTTGTCATAGATACCTCGGTCGCAATGCATGTATACCCTTTCTGGTATAGCACATACTTCGCTATCTGCTTTAATTCATAATGAATCTTGCTTTCATTCTTATTATAATTCTTATTTAGAAGCATTCAATCACACATCCATCCATTTCATGTCTTCCCACATGTTATTATGAATCTTACGCTCTTGAATCACTGCAAATTCAAGCCATCTAGTAACATTCCCAATCGTTCTTGGAAACAATAGAAACTTCTTCACTACTCTTATATCACCAAATCTATACTTGATTCTATTCTTGAGCTTCATTTCTACACCTCCGATTCTAGTCTTAAAATCTCTTCTAAAACGTCTGAATCTATTCTATCACTAAACCTCTCTTTAATATCCTGAATAGCTTCGCTATATCCAAGCTTATAGTTCTCTTCACCATTTTCTTCAAGCTCCTCATGGTACTTGCCTATAATCTCGAATGCCTTTGTATTAATCTTACTAATCGCATTTCCAGTCACTTCGCAATACACTTGAGCCGCTGTGTCCATAAATACATAATAATCACTTAATTCTAACTTAAGCGCTTCTAAATTCAGATCGCCGTTTTCATCGCAGACTATATCTTTCCAAAAAGTCTCCCAGCTGTCTTCAGCATTACCGGCGCGATGTGCACGTGTAGCGTGGAAATGAAGCGATTTTATAAGCTCTGCTGTTATCTCGAATTTTGATTCCGATTTAGTGATTTCGAATACCTCTCTTTCCGGTATGTACAGTATATTTTCCATTTTAAATCTCCTTTCAATTATTATTTGATTTCATTTAAACTAGATTTTCAATAAACGTATAAAATCTGATAGTTTGTTAGCTTTGCATAGATTGAGCTTTCTTTATATGCATTTTCAAGGGTTCGGATAGTTTCGCGGTGTAGAGAGAATCGGCAAACCTCTACTGGGCTTATATAATATTTCGTTAGGTGATGGGGAAGACACGCTTTCTATTCGATATATGATGATAACATTAAACTAATAGTATGAATGGACAGAGCGTTCGGAAAGTCAAAATTCTATCACATAATATCATAATCCTATGATTAATTAATAGTAAGAACAGACAGAACGTTCTGAAAGTCAAAATTTCTGGTCGTGCTAGAGAGGCCAAAAAGGCCTTTCACTTTTTGCGCTCCTCGTCACGAAAATTTGCACCCATGGGTGGGTTGTCTTGTCAATTTATGTCACCTTGCTCGAGCAACATGCCTGTCAAGTCTTTCAAAAAATTTTTTTAAAATATTTTTTGTTTTGTTTGCACAAATGTTTTATTTTTATTTGCAATGGCATACCATAACCCTACCCATACGCCTGGCCTATACCCTATACCACCCTCTATAGTCACTCTATAATATGGTATAATATAATATGGTATATAACCATAGCTGTGTGCTATACAGGGTCTAGCAAGGCTATAAATACATTAAAAAAAGTTTTAAATTTTAGAAACTTTTTTGCAAAAACCTATTTACAAATGGCGAAGGATATGGTATAATAATAACATAATCAATCAAACATTGGTTATAATAAAAATTTAATTGGAGGAATTAATCATGGCAAACCAAACAGCAACTCAAAAAACTAATGTGGAGCAGGCAATCGAAATCGTAAGGGCGGCAATCAAAGGTACCAAAATCGTTGATAGCGAAGTATCTACTGGCTACAGTTTCTTCGAAGGCAAAAAAAGATTGGTTAAAATTCTCAAATCTAAAGGCGCTGTAAGTATCGAAATTAACGTGGCATTGGACAAAGCAACTGAAGAAAAATTTGGTTTAAACAAAATCAGCCGCAAGACAGCTCACGAAAAACACTTAGGAACCATGCAGTATATGGCAAAAATTGGCGAAATCAAAACCTTACCTGAACTTATGAAAGCCGCTGTTGAAGCTTTTAAAGCTGAACAAATCGCAGCTAAAGCAGAACAAGAACAATCAAAAGCAGTTTAACTTTGGTAGGGGCCTTCGGGCCCCTTAATTCCCGAATATGAGGTGAAATTATGAAGAGGTTTTTAAAGCGGTACTGGCTGCACATTCTCCTGGTGCTAGTTACATTCTTTCTGACAAGGCATATGATGTTATTCAGTTTGAAGATAGTGGACGTCCAGCAGGGCGTAGTTAAAATCGAAATCGCGGGAAATACCCATACTTATGAATATAATTTTGAGGAGGAAGTAAAATGATAAAATTTCTAAAGCAGGTTATTTGGTACAGGCAGACAAAGGGGCATTTCATTTTTGGAACCATTGAAAAACGGAGGACTGGTAGATTCCAAGGGGTTCTCAAAAAACAATACATATGCAATTTCTGAACAAAATCTCAAAAGGGCCTTCGGGCCCTTCTTTTATGCCGGTGAAGGTGTTGAGTCCCAGAGCTCAGCTTTTAACGACAGCGCACCGACCTTTGTTAAAAATTTAACAGACTTTGTTAAAAGAATATCAAAGTCTTTTGTGTTTAGTGCAGCCAAGTTTGTTAAAATTTTAACAGAATCGTTTTGACAAAAATTTACTTTAGCTAGCTCGCGCCGTCGATTGTTAAAAATTTAACAGACTTTGTTAAAAGAATATCAAAGTCAGCGCTGTTTAAAGCTCAGCCTTAGTGATGGCGGCTTCAGCCCATGCTGACGAAACTGTCTTACGCAGGGTTTTACAGCGCTAGAATTCTGAATTTTTAAAGCACGCTAGAGCTCGGGCCAGTGTGAGTGTTCGCGCAGCGTTCTAGAGCTCGAAAGCTCGTGAATAAATATACATCGACTGTGTATAATTATTCATTTCTGTAACAAAACTGTAATAAAAAACTTTTGCAAAAACTGTTTACAAACGCGCGAGACTATGGTATAATAGTACTATAATCAATAATAAATATTTGGTTATCAGCCGCGGAAGCAACAAGGCTTCGGGCACAGGAGGTTATCTCATGGAAAAATCAAAATTCGAAATCGCTTTGGCGAACACGAAAACGGCGATCAAGGGCACCAAAATTGTGGAACAAGAAAACTCGACTGGCATCTCGTTCTTCGAAGGCAAAAAACGACTTTGCAAAATCCTTAAATCGAAAAACTCGCTCTCAATTGAAATTAATGTTACCCTCGACGCTGAAACCGAAACCAAGTTCAATCTCACTCGAATCACTGCAAAAGTTGCTCACCAAAAACATCTCGGCACGATGAAGTACATGGCTCGAATCGGTGACCCAAAGGAACTTCCCGAATTATTAAAATCAATGGTAGCCAGCTTTAAGGCCGAACAAATTGCAGAAAAAGCTCAACAGGACGCAGCAGCTAACCAATAACTTTGGTAGGGGCCTTCGGGCCCCTTAATTCCCACAACAGCCAATCACCCGCCGGTTCGGTCTCGGAGATACTGGACCTGCAGCTTTTTCCGGTGCGGGTGTGCCGCGTCAGAGCGCTACGCTCAGAGCTCGAAAGCTCCAGAGCTCGGTCTTGAAAAAGAGCTCTGGCTTGCGCGAACTCAAAATTTCGACTTGAAGAGCTCCAGTAGTGAGTTGAGCTCTAACTTGCAGACGCTAAAAGTCCCGACGCATGAGCCCCGGGACTACCAAAGATTAGTTTCTGTATACGCAGCCAAAGAAGTCAGATTCTATCTCTTTAATCCATGCTTCGATGACTTCAGCTTCAGCCTTAGATTCTTGCCATTCCTTAGAATAGCCTTCTTTAGGCTCTGTCATAGCATAGTTTGAGCTGTAGCACAAGAGGTTGTGGTACGCCATATCTTTTCTTGTATACAGAATCTCCAGCCTGCTTGCAATCTTGATTACATAGTTTTTCCAGTATTCACAGCTTTTCTTACCTAAGCACCCTTTCATGGTCTTTATCAGTTGGCCTTCTTTGTGCATGAGTACATCGTAATATTCCACTGGCCCATCATTTCTGTCGAACTTAGTCTCAATCTCATATCTTCCAATCTTTTCCATGTTTACTACCTCCCTTAAATTGATATCATACAATAGTCTTTTTCGTCATCGATTCCGAAGACTTTAAAATCTGTGCAATGTAAGAACAAGAACTCAATCAGGTCTTTCAATTCCTCGTAGTTTACTTCCAATACTCTTTTTTCTTGAAGCTCATCAAGCATGTTTAAAAGTTCTCTTTTCATAAATTAACCTCCTTTATTTATATTATAATTATATCACTCTATTCGCAAAAAGTAAATCTCTTTTGCTCTAAAATAGAGAACTTTATTTCAAGACTAGAGTGAGCTCTGTAGTGCCAGAGCGCTAATACCAGTGAGGGTGTTGCTATTTAGAGCTCATTCTAAATAAGTCTAGAGCTCTGTCTGGAGATGTATGTCTTGTACTCTAACTTGCAGAACTCTAGACTCCCGACGCTAAGAAGGGCAAGCTGCCATATCTTCCGTAGTCTCTTTCGCCGTCCTCTCCAGTAAAGACAGAGCCAAGTACCGGAGTGGGTGTGAGTTGCTAGAGCCCTGTATTAGTTGTATTGGTAAACTGCCAATTTCCAGAGCTTTACCACGCCATCTAGAATTCTGTCTATTACACAAAGCAAAGGCTCCCAATATAAACACATGGGAGCCTAAGTGTTAATTTCTATGACTGTCTAGATGCTTATTCCGTAATTTCCTTATAAGAAGCTTCAGATAGGATTTTTATAATGAGTTCGTTCATATCCTTTCCGGGAGTCCAGCATTCGTTGTTACACCATTCATCATCAAAATATCCAGAAACATGCTGTAGTTTACTTCTTTCTCTTATCGAAACCTTAGTACCGAAGCACATTGCAAGTTCCATTTCATACTGAACATGCGGAGGATATGGTGGTTCATCCTCATGTTCTGCTATATAATCTAATTTAGACATCCAGAAAGTACATGATATAATCTCATAGGCCGTGGAGTCGGCTTTATTGCCGACTCCCTTATGAGTTCTTTTATCTGGAGCATTGTTTACGAACTGTTCTAACATGTTTACTAATTGCTTATCTTTAATCTCTAACATTTTAACCTCTCCTTTCTATAGACAGCTGTCGAAATGAAAACTTTCGTGATATGACATTGAATTGTAGACTAGAGGCATACCACATATACTGCAGTACCTAACCTCTTCATCCTCTGGATATGAATTGATTGCCCTTTCTCTTTCCTTGTCTTGGAATGCCATGTAACCTTCTGGGTCTTCCTCTAACCATTCTGCTTTTTGTGCCTCATAAATTCCACTATGATTCATTTTCTAAACCCTCCTATTTTAATCTTCTTATTTTTACAGATTCTAATTTCATTCCATCAATACATTCGGTCGGAGTACCTCCAAGATATTCAAATACCTTGATTTCCTCGAATCCGCTTTCGTCTGTCTGGATTAAATAATCCTTATGCTCTGGAAATGCTTCGCAATCATCAGAGCCATACAGCTCTTCACCCTGGATTCTAATTCCTCTAAATAACATTAGTTCGCCTTCAAATTCACCTTCTTGACCAACCTTTAAATCCTCTAATTTCATTTCTATTCCTCCTTCCTTATATTATAATTATACCACTCTATTCACAAAAAGTAAATCTCTTTTGCTCTAAAATAGAGACATTTATTTTCAGACTAGAAGGAGCTCTGGACTACAGAGCTCGAATTCCAGTGTGGGTGTTTGTCGTTAGAGCACAGCTTCTAGAGCTCACTCTAAACTTGCACAGAGCTCTGTCTATAATTGTATGTCTTGTATTCTATTTTGCAGACTTCTATATTCTGGACGCAAGAGCTCTAGTCTACACAAAAAATAAAGGAGCCCCGAAGGGCCCCAGAATTGTTTCGGAACTATTGATTCGAAGCTTTCTTTTCAGGAGCTTCCTCTTGCTTTTTAGCTGCTTCCAATTCTGCCTTGAAGACCGCTATAGCCTCTTTCATGATTGAAGGAATGAGCTTAGCGTCGCTGCCTCTATAAAGATGTTTCATAGTTCCAAGATGCTTTTTGAATGCGGTGCTTGCCGAGATGTTTTCCATTTCTGCCAAATCCTTGAACTGTTGAGGCAACTGAACATTGATTTCCAATGTTACTCCCCTCTTTGTCTTAAGCAGTTTGCAGAGCCTCTTTTTACCTGAGAAGAATGAATAGCCCGTTTTGGACTCCGATTCTACGATTTTTAGACCAGGATTCTTGGCTACCAAAGATTTGATTGCAGCGAATGTTTTTTCAGTTTCTGTAGGTTCTACATTTGCTGGTTTTTCTTCCTTCTTAGCCTCAGGTTCTGCACCTTTCTTTTCCTCTACCACTGCTGTTTCTTGAACTGCTGTTTCAGAAGCCGTAGCCTCTACCAAAGTTTTGTTTTCCATGTTCTGTTCCTCCTTTTTAAGATTAGTTTGGGTTCCTTGTTCTTTCTTAACTTCCATGATTGACATCCTTTCTGGCCTATGGCCAATAAAATATTTTTTTGATTATAGTATTATTATACCATAATAGAACGCCTTTGTAAATAGGTTTTTAAAACTTTTGCTCTTAATTTAGATACTTTTTTCGATTTTGTTTTTACATTCTTCGCATATTAGTTTGCCGTTTAGAACAAGTTCTGGATTTTTGCTTCCACAGAATACACATTCGCCTTCGATAACATACTTCTTCAAGATAATCAAGCCATCATTATCTGTAAAGATTTCGATGGGATCGTTTTCCTTGATACCGAACGTTCTTCTAATTTCTTTTGGAATGACCACTCTTCCTAAATCATCCATTCTTCTAACAATTCCTGTCGCTTTCATTCTGCATAACCTCCTTTATTATTATAGTATAATTATACCATAATAGAACCCATTTGTAAATAGGTTTTTAAATCTTTTGCTCTAAAATAGAGTATTTTATTTTCAGACTAGAGGCGTCTCTGCTCCAGACTAGAGGGAGCTCTATTTTAGAGCTCGAATACCAGTGCGGGTGTTTCACGTGAGAGCGCAGTCTTGATACGTCCCAGAGCTCTGTCTGGAATTGTAGAGCCAGAATTCTATTCTAAACCCCAGAGCTCACTCTAAATTGACAGAGCGCTACACAAATCGCAAGTGTTCTGCACAGTCTGGAGTACGCTAATCTATTTCCAGAGCCCTATCAATCTAGAATGAGCTCTGGTCTAAATAGTATTCTAATCTGGAGCGTGAGCTCTTGGGCGAAGAATAGAATTCCCGACGCAGACCAGAGCCCTGCTCGGTCTCAGTTTATAGACTTTAGAAGATAGACTCTCTAGCAGTGCTCTAACTTGCAGAAGTCTAGAATCCCGACGCATAGGGGTGAGCGCTGCGCAATTTTTGTTCAGAGCTCAGTTCTATTTTAGATTCAGAGCTTTAGTGAAAGGGTCTCTAACCGAGTTCTAGTTGCGGGTCAATCTATTCTGCGACGTGAGTAGCGATCTGCACGGTCTGGAGTGTGTAGCGCTCTGTGCTGGACAAAATTGCTTAGCGCTCTACTCAAAGCGCAGGCTTTGAAGGGCTCTAGGGAGTTGTTTGTTGGTATCTCTCGACATTTGACTTAGTATTGTAGTTTACTATGAGGAAGGGTTTTAGATTAGATAGTGTTATATTAGAATAGTGTTTTAGATAGTGTATATAGTGAGATTAGCATAGAGTCTTAGTAGTTTGTATAGCTTCTAAAAATAAAATCCTATGATAGTTAAGGAGTTTGTGTTCCTTGGCTATATAGGATTTTATGTTGTAGGGTTATTTGATTTTTTTATTACTTTGGGGAAGGGAGGGCTAGATTCTTTTCTAGATGTATTTCTATTTTAATCTTCTATTTGTATAATTAAATAATCTCCAGGGAATGAGGGAGGGTGCATGAGAGTGATTCTGGAGGATGGTATATCGTATCTGATTCTATGTGTAGAAATAGGCTCTAGTTTTAGAGTAGTGAATGTTTTTAGATTGTTTATATGGCGGATGACTGATAGAACAGATATGATTCTAAATGTAGTGTAGGAGAAGATAGGTGAGTCTGTTTTTATGTTATCATGCGGTGTGTATTTAGATGAGCGGAGGTCTATAGATTCAGAAAATGTATCTACGTGTGATAGTATTTCTGAGTTTATTGTTATGATTCTATCTCCATTGGTGTTGATATCATTCTGTAATAGATTTAAAAGTTCTGATGTTTTCATTAGCTTTTCCCTCCTCTATTTCTTCTGATTCTTCATCTAAGTCGTATTCTTCATCTGAGTCATATAGTTCGTCTACATCTGGATTTAGGTCATCGATTAGGCTTTCTACAGCTTCATTTAGTAGACCAGCTGCATTGGTTAGAGTTTCTGAAAGTTCCCTTAATAGATTGATAGTTGATTCGCTTAACATTGATTGTCTCCTTTCTTATAGATTAGAATTATCACATTGTGCTATAGGTACAATTGTTATTTCCATATCTTTGATATTGATTGTATTACCTTTAGAGTCAATGTACGGATTATGATTTTTCAATTCATCTTTACATCCCTGGCATAGATTTAGTTTTAGTTTCTGTTGAACTTCTACTTCTTCTTCATTTCCAAAGTAGAGTACATCTCCAGATTCGAATGTAACGGCGACTTCATCAAAAGGAAAGTCAAGTCTTGATATTGTACTTTCTATACCTTCTAAAATCATTCCTTCTTTTAATTCTTTAGCTTTTGCTTTTATAGTTGGCATTGATTGTCTCCTTTCACTTCTCCATAGATATCGTCGATATAATATAGACCAGAAAATATATTATAGATTCCAGTATAGAATTTTCCTTTGTATTCTGCTATCACATTGTTTCCGGATTGTTTAGAGATAGTTACTGTGTCTAAATCTTTTAGAGAATGTATCATTGCTTTTATTTCCATTTGAGATTTACCTCATTTCTTCAACATATTCTTTAATGCAGAGCTGTATATCTGATTCTTTTTCTATAGGATATTGGCAGCCTGAGGAGTGTGGTTCTGCAATGTAGAGCATCTTATCTTTGTCTGAATATTCTATAGTTATAGTGAAGTCCTTCATTTCATTTACCTCCTTTTACATGTCATTTCATCATCTGATGGGGCTTTACATTCAAATGAAGGGTGTTTATTAGAAGCAAAGACACATGTTCTGGATTCGAATGGACAATAGTTAGGGCTGTTCTTTTCTTCCCTTACAATTTTATCGAATACATCGTCCATTGATATAGTGCCATTCTTTTTAGTATCGCATTCTTTGCATATATAAACCCCTACCGCTGTAAATACTGGTTCACCTTTTTCTATAGTTCTTCTGCATGTATCACATTTCATTTTTCATTTCCTCCATTTTATGATATTCTTTCAGTGCTTGTTCTACGTTTTCT